ATACAAATATATAATAATTGAAGGGGTAAATAGCTCAAATCTCGTAAAAAAGTCCTTGGTGATCTTGAGGACTTTCTTCATGCCCTTTATATCTTATATGAAATTAAGATATGAAAACGCAAAAATGTATAGCCTGTGGCCGGGAAACGGTTTCTGTGATCAAAACTGAAGAAGGGTATATCTGTTATAACTGCTATTCTGATAAAAAGATTCCTCCTAAATCAAAACAGCATCATGACAACGAAGAAGCTCGGATTCAGTCGGAGTTTTTCAATAAGGTTCCTTTATTCTTCCCGAACCTACCGGATCGGCTCCTTTTTGCAGTCCCGAACGGTGGTAGCCGGCATAAAATAGAAGCGGCTAATATGAAGCGCCAAGGCGTTAAACGAGGTGTAGCTGATGTGATCCTTCAGATACCGAAAAAGGGGTATGCTTCCCTTTGTTTGGAGTTCAAGACATCGACGGGAAAACAATCTCCCGATCAAAAAGAATACCAACGCCAAGTTGAAATGGCAGGTAGTAAGTATGTGATTGTTCGGAGCGTGGAACAGGCTATCCGGGAATTGCAACTGTATTTGTGTTAATTGATTACCCCTGTTATATTTTAGAATAAAAGTTATGACAGAATTGAAGTATGACCCTCGGAATTATCGCATCCACACAGATAAGAATAAACGGCTTATTAAAAAGAGCCTGGAGGACTGCGGAACGGGTCGTTCTATTCTATTGGATAAGAACGATGTTATTATTGCCGGAAATGGCGTTTATGAGCAGGCTTTGGAACTTGGGTTAAAGGTTCGGGTTGTAGAGTCTGACGGGAATGAACTGATAGCGATCAGGAGAACGGATTTGTCTACAGAAGATGAAAAAAGAAAGCTTTTGGCTTTGGCTGATAACCATACATCGGACACTTCTATGTTCGATTTTGCAGCCGTAGTTGAAGATTTCAGTATTGACGAACTTGGTGATTGGGAGTTGGAGCTTCCATTTGATGATATGCCGACGGATGTGGATCGTTTTTTTGAGGGAGCAGATAAAGTAGAGAATAAGAGAAAGACGATGGTTTGCCCTCATTGCGGAAAGGAAATAGAGCTATGATCTTATATCTTGCCGGTTATAAACCTTGTGCCAAACGATGGAACCTTGACACGAAAGATATCTATCTCTTAAGTTCTTTTTGGGAGCATAAATCGGGACATTATGGTGGTTATGTCTGTCAAGAGAAACATATTCTTGATAGCGGTGCGTTTTCAGCCTTTTCCGGAAAGAATAACAGTTTTGATTGGGATGGCTATGTCAAGAAATATGCTGACTTTGTTCTGAAAAATAACATTCAACGCTTCTTTGAGCTGGATATAGATGTTGTTGTAGGGCTGGAGAAGGTCGAGTATTACCGTAAATATTTGGAAGATCGTACAGGGCGGCGGCCTATTCCTGTTTGGCATGCAAGCCGGGGGAAGGATTATTTTATTCGGATGTGTGAAGATTATCCCTATGTTGCGATCGGTACGACCTCTGCGATGGAAGAGGGTAGGCGGATAAGAGGTAATCCCATGATATTAAAATGGTTTATCGATCAAGCTCACTCTGTCGGTACCCGTATTCATGGGCTTGGATTTACAGATACGATATTTCTTCCTTTTTTGAAGTTTGATAGCGTTGATAGTACGACTTGGTTGTCCGGTTCCAGATTTGGGCAGATTTATTTCTTCAATGGCAAGCAAATGATATATCGTAATCCTCCCCAAGGGATGAGGGCTAAGAATCATGATTTATCGAATAGACACAATTTTAATGAGTGGATAAAATTTCAAAGGTATGCGGAACGATACTTATAACAAGAAAGTCCTTCTGTATTCAGGAGGTATGGATAGTTGGTTGATAGACAAACTCTGGAAACCGGATATAAGGCTTTATGTCGATATGAATACCCGTTATTCAAAAGAGGAAATGAAGCGTCTTCCGGATGATACCATCATTGAGAGATTGGATTTATCAAAGTGGGAACGTGAAGATAAGATTATCCCTCTAAGGAATATGTATTTGATCGGTATTGCGACGAACTATGGCGATGAAATCTGTTTGGGAGCGACAGCCGGTGACCGTGTTCTTGATAAATCGCCTGTATTTGCCGAGTTGTATGAGGACTTACTCGGCTATCTCTACCAAAAACAACATTGGACTGAGAAACGAACGATCAAGATAAACTTGGACTATAAAGCATATACCAAGACTGAGTTGTTGAAGCAATATATAGCTCAAGGAGGTAATATTAGTGAAGCGTTTAGTTCATCGTTCAGTTGTTATGCTCCTGTTGATGGGCACGAATGTTGGAACTGTAAACCGTGCTTCCGTAAATTTATTGCTTTTGCGTTGAATGGATATCCGTTTTCCATGGATGTAATCGGCTGGAATATATCTTATATAAAACATGAAATACTTCCTTTGATCGAATCTGGCGAGTATGGCCGGAAACGGGAGGAGGAAGAGATAAGACAGGTATTAACTCTTTATCGATAAAAATCGTATGTATACAGTAAGGAAGCGTCTAGAGATATCGGCGTCTCATCGTCTGAGTCTCTCTTATGCGAGTAAGTGTGAGAACTTGCATGGGCATAACTGGATCGTAATCGTTTGGTGCAGGTCTAAACAGTTGAATCCAGATGGTATGGTTGTCGACTTTGCCCATGTCAAGCGAATGATCCAGGAGAAACTAGATCATAAGAACTTGAATGAGGTATTATCGTTTAATCCGACAGCGGAAAATATAGCGAAGTGGATCTGTGACCAGATACCTCAATGTTTTAAGGTGATGGTTCAGGAATCAGAGAATAATATAGCGTGGTATGAAGAAGATAAATGAGATTTTTTACAGCATTCAAGGTGAAGGCTACTTTACTGGTACGCCAGTTGTTTTTGTTCGCTTCTCTGGATGTAACTTGAGGTGCCCGTTCTGTGATACGGAACACAAAGAAGGCAAGATGTTAAGTGATGATGAGATTATTGCGGAAATAAGGCGTTATCCGGCTTTGCATGTCGTATTGACAGGCGGAGAGCCTTGTATGCAGGTTACATATGATTTGGTTGATAAGATCAAGGCCACTGGCCGATTTGTTCAGATTGAGACAAATGGAACTTTGGTTCCACCTGTAAATATAGACTGGATTACGTGTTCCCCAAAAGAGGGCGGTAAAACAGTCGTGATCAACCCTAATGAACTGAAGGTAGTCTATACCGGACAGGATATGTCGCAATATGATAAATATTCAGCGGGAGTATATTATTTGCAGCCTTGTTCCGGCCGGAATACGAAGGAAGTTATTAACTATATTAAAGAGCATCCGAAATGGAAGTTAAGTTTACAAACACACAAGATATTGAATGTGCGATAAGGACGATCCTTTCTTTTATAGGCGAGGATCCTTGTCGGGAGGGCTTGAAGGGAACGCCGGATCGTATCATAAGAATGTGGAGAGAGATTTTTCGTGGATATGATCTGTCACAAGTGCCTAAAATAACGGTCTTCCCAAATGGCGTGGATGGCCTTTCTTGTGATAGTGTTATCGCGGATTCAGGTGGATTTTATTCAATGTGTGAACATCATATGATGCCTTTCTTTGGGAAGTATTGGTTTGCTTATATACCCAATCCGAAAGGTAAGATACTGGGCATATCGAAAGTTGGTCGTGTCGTTGATTATTGTGCGGCACGGTTACAGGTACAAGAGCGATTGGCAAAGGATATTATTGTGATGATCCAAGAAGCGTTAGGTTCGGAATATCCACCTTTGGCGATGGGTATCGTATTGGAAGGGGAACACTTGTGTAAGTCGATGCGTGGTGTAAAGAAAGAAGGTAAAATGCGTTCTTCTTTCTATTTTGATAATGGAAGTTTACCTGAATTGAGGGCAGAATTGTCCCGATTCGTTAGTTTTGGTTAATTATGACAGAGAAGAATGAAGTAAAAAAGAAAAGTAGGGGGCGTAAATCTGAATATAGAGAAGAGTATGCGGAACAGGCTCTAAAACTTTGTCTGTTAGGTGCAACGGATAAAGAGATCGCTGAGTTCTTCTCTGTCTCAGAACAAACGTTGAACAGCTGGAAAAAGAAGTTTCCTCAATTTCTTGAGTCCTTAAAAAAGGGAAAGGCTGTGGCGGATGCGAATGTCGCTTCGAGACTTTACAGCCGTGCGATTGGCTACGATGCCAAGGCTACGAAGTTCGCTACCAATGAGGGCCGGATTACGGATAAAGTAGAGTATATCGAGCATTATCCTCCGGATACGACAGCCGCTATTTTTTGGTTGAAGAACCGGCAGCCGGCTAAGTGGCGTGATAAGAAAGAGGTCGAGAACCTTGTTAAGCTGGGTGATGAATTGGAATCGATGTCGGATGAAGAATTAGAAGCAATTATCCGTGGCGAAAAGGAGTAAAAGAGACATATTAATCAGGCAAGCAAAGGCAGCTACCATATTGCGTAAGCGGGAGGCTCGGAATGATTTCTGGGCCTACTGTTTATATCATGACCCCAAGTTCTTCGCTAAGCGTCTGTTCTTGAAGAAGGTGGCTGATGCTTTCACTCGTGTATATGAATCGTATGTGTCGGGTGTTATTCGCCGGTTGGCTGTTTCTATGCCTCCACGTGCGGGAAAATCTTACATCTCGTCTTTGTTCATATCGTGGATGCTCGGCCATTTTCCGGAAGAATCGGTCATGCGTAACTGCTGTTCCGATACGCTGTATAACAAGCTGTCGTATGACACGCGCGATATTGTCCGCTCTTCCCGGTTCAAAGAGATATTCCCGGATGTGCAATTGCGAGGGGATAAGCAGAACGTTCATGGTTGGAGTTTGGACACTGCCCGGCAGGTAAGTTACTTCGGGGCTGGTGTAGGCGGTACGGTAATCGGTTTCGGTGCGTCTATGTTGGCCATGACCGACGACTTGTATAAGAGTTTGGAAGATGCACTATCTGACACCAATAACGAAAAGGTCTGGTCTTGGAAGCAGGGAACACATGATTCCCGTATCGAGGGAAACTGTTGTTCAATCGACATCGGTACCCGCTGGTCGGCTACGGACGTTCTTGGTCGTATGGAGGAAATGGGGAAGTATGACGAGATTATCCGTATCGCCGCATTGGATGAGAACGACCGTTCTTTTTGTGAGGAGGTACATACTACAGAGTATTACCATGAACTACGAGAAGAAACGGACGATTCCATCTGGTGTGCCGAATATATGCAGGAACCGATCGAGGCAATCGGGTTGTTGTTCCCTAAATCGGAGCTTAACCGATTTAAATTGGCTGATATTGAGGGCAAGCAACCGGACGGTGTTATCGGAGCTACCGATGTGGCTGACGAGGGAGACGATGATTTCTGTGCTCCGATTGCCAAGGTATTCGGTACGAAGTATTTCATTACCGATGTTTTGTTTACGAAGGATAATGTAGAGATTACCGAACCGAAGCTGGTTTCCTTGATCCTTGATACCCGTTGCGACAATATGCGTATCGAGAGTAACAATGGTGGTCGCATATTCGCTCTCAATGTTCGTAAGGCCGTGAAGTCAAAGAACGAGAAATGTATCATTCAGGCGAAACCGACAACGGCCAATAAGGATACACGTATCTTGTTGAAGTCTGGTTGGATTAAGAAGCATTGTTATTTCTTGGAAGAAAGCGAGTATAAGAAAGGTTCGGATTACGACCGGTTTATGAAAGCTTTGACCAGCTATAAGAAAGAGGGTGGTAACAAGCATGATGATGCGCCGGATGGTATGACAATACTTGCCGAGAATGTAGAGTTTATTGGGTTGTGCAAGGCTAACTCTGTACGTCGGGTAGCAAGAGGACGATAATTGGCAAAATGAAAGTGTTTTTCTGATATTTGTGACACGTGTTAGATAAAATCCCGATATTTTTCTGCCACATACTTGAGTTTTGATATGTGTTCTTGGTTTTTACATTTCAAAGTGAACTTGTCTATACTGGTCGTATTGACAGCGAAAAACTATTTGCTTTTATATTTTAGCATAAAACAATTATGCCAAGTATAAGCGAAATTCTTGCGAATGAAGATTTTGGGCAGGTAGTCAGTACGTTATGTGTCGATACGATTGAATACCGGGAACCAAGAGAATATTACAGAGAATACCACGGTGAGCGCCGGCGACGTAAAACCTCTGTCGGCTGGCGGGAACCGAAACGACTGGCGGTTTATTCGGAGACATTGAAGGATAAGAATGGGGAACCGTTACGGTTGGAAGACAAGATTGTCGATGTGGCACGTATCGTTACCAACTTCCCGAAAAAGGAGGTGCGTACCTCTGTCGCCTTCTTGTTTGGTGGGCAAATGACGATTACGGGAACGGATCAGAACGATGGTTTCCAAGAGTTCAAACGTGTATGGGAACGCCGATTGAAGATGCAATCCGTTTTGAAGTCATTTGCTCGCAAGGTACTTTCTGAAAGTAAGGCTGCTCTTGTGTTCTATCCGTATACTTCCAAAGGATTAGACGGCAACTTGATTACGGAGTTGAAGGTGAAAACGCTTTCCGTTCCCCGTAATGAAAATACTTTCTCTGAATTTTATCCCCACTTCGATGATAACGACGATATGGATGCCTTTATCCATCGTTACCAGATAAATTCTAACGGCATGCTCCGGAATAGTTGTACTATCTGGACAGCCGATAAGATTATAATAGCTACCGATGAGATGGGTGGCTGGGTAATAAAAGAGGTTCCCAATCTATTCGGAAAGATTCCGGTCGTGTATGCAGATGTTTTTCAACCGGAATGGGACGAGGTTGCCGGTATCATGGATGCGCGGGAAATGCGTTTATCCCGTATGGCCGACACTAACGACTACTTTGCGGAACCAATCTTGAAAACGTATGGCGATTCCGATTTACCTTCTAAGGAAACAACCGGGAAAGACCTTAATTTCCCCATTAAGGTCGATGAAGTATCCGGCAAGGAATATCATGGCGATGCCGATTATTTGACATGGACTGGCTCCCAGCCATCTGTAGATAAAGAATTGGAAGAAACGAAAAACGAACAATTTGCTGGTACATCTACGCCGGATCTTTCTTTTGATAACTTGAAAGGCATTGGCAACCTGTCCGGTGTCGCTCGTAAATTCATGCTGATGGATGCAACTATCAAGGCGAGTGAGAACATGGAAACGTTCGGTCCGGTGGTTCAGCGTTGCGTGTCGGTCGTGTTGGCTGGGATATGCAATATTACCAACATCAAGTACCGTCCTCAATTGGTGAACAACCTGATCGATGTGGAATTTGGTTCCATTTTGCCGGAAGATTTGGCTGAATCCCTGCAAACCCTATCTATTGCCAATGGAGGCAAACCGATTAACGCTCAGCGCACGGTTACGGCTCATTCTCCGCTAACAGAAGACTTGGACGAAGAAATGAAGCTGATGGAGGAAGAGGAAAATACAGCAGCGCAACGCAATAATATGATCGGCTTAACAATGGGATATGGAGAATGAAAGAACTATCATTTCATGAGCGACAATTCCTGCAATGTCTGTTCCGGCAACAAGGTAGCATAAAGTATTCGTTTGACGAGTTTGTCCGTAGGGTAGGACCTCTTCTGGCTAAATGGTCGGATCATGGTGGCGACCGGGTGTGGATAGGTAATGCTACCATAGAGAAGCAAATCGAACGGCTGTTGGATGATTTGCATAGTCAGTTAGTCAGCAATATATCCAATACGGCGACCGATGTATGGAATTGGGGGAATAAGAAAGCTGATGAGCTTGTAACAGCTTATATCAAGGATATGGCTATATCCACTACGCTAAGGGAAAAGTTGTTTTCCCGAAGTGCAGATGCGCTGAATACCCTGTTGAAACGTAAGGATGAATTTGGTAAAACCATATCCTCCCGTGTCTGGGATATAACGGACGGAGCTATGGATAATCTGGAACATTATCTTTCTTCGGGTTTGTCCTCTGGTCGTCCGGCAGCGTTGATCAGCCAAGATATACGGCAATTACTAAACGAACCCAACCGTCGTTTCCGCCGTGTAAGGGACGCGAATGGCAAATTGGTCCCATCCCAGCCGATGAAAGATTATCATCCGGGGCAGGGTGTTTATCGCTCGTCTTATAAAAATGCTCTTCGCTTGGCTGCGACGGAAACAAATAAAGCGTTTCGTACTGCCGACTACGAGCGTTGGCAGAATATGGACTTCGTGACCGGTATAGAGGTGGAACGTTCACCATCGAATCATGGCCTGTGTCCTGTGTGTGATGCAAAGGCTGGCCAATATCCGAAGGATTTCAAGTTTACAGGATGGCATCCGTTTTGTATTTGCATATCTACGCCGATTATGATGGATCATGAGGAGTTCGCGGAATGGTTGCTTAGTGATAGAAAAGTAGAAAGAGATAGTATTTCAATTCAATATTCAAAAGATAGGGCAAAAGAACTGCAAAATTGGGCTAAACAGTCTTTGTTAAATAGCTCATTCTCTCATAAAGATTTTCCGATACAAGTTAAAATGACAGGAAAGTCTATTAAAGAGTTCTTGAATCAGCCTCATAAGTTCAAGAAAGAGAAAAACGAATTGATTAAAAATATAGGAGCGGTATTCGCCGGTTCGGATTACAAGGGGTATACCGAATACCACAAGGATAATCCTATGATCAAATATTCTCATGTCTTTGAAATTGACTTGAAAGGTGAGAAAAGTTGGATTATTGTAAGAGAAGATATAACAGGAAAAGCGGTCCTTTATAGTATATCGGATAGTGATAAGGTTTTGACTGGCATAAAAAAGAAGTAGCCCGATAGACCATCACACGTGGAACTACAATCCACGGCTGAATCTATCAGACTACTCTTTTTGCAAAAATATAAATAATCTCCTAATTGTCTAACGATTTAGGAATTTTAATCGTCAAAGTCAAGAATAAGCTGTTTCCCGTTAGCCTTCCATTGCTCAAATGAGTAGTCCACGGTCATATTCATTTGTTTTGTGGCTTTGGCTAGCTTATTTTTGGCTTCATGGAATTCTTTCTTCAAGATCTGGATACGTGCCCAATCCTCAGCCTGTCGTTTCTGCTTCTGGTTGACGAAGCAGGCGTAAGAGGAGAAATGATCATATAATACATCGTAGCACTGCATTTTGTATTTAATGACCAAAGGTCTTACTTCTTCATCAACACGATTTGTGTCGATTGAAAATAACCAACCAAAGACATATCGAAGGGGAATACAATACATTTCACGTTCTTTTCCATCTGCTGCAACCGAGGTCATGATGACCCCGGTTGAATTTAATATTTCATCACGATCAATTCTATTACGTTGAGCTTTGGCATCTATGCCAAGAGCATCACAAATAGGTTTGATAGGAACTAGTTGTCTTGGATCATTACTTGCCATGATAGCCACATTGTTTACTTTCGCAATTTCTTTTGCGTTAAATGATGAATTTTTCATATTTCCGAAAAAAAGCGAGGGCAAAGGGGATTCTGTAGTAAAGTGGCAGTTTACAGAATACACCCGATGCCCTCTAAATTTCCTACTGACGTAACTGCCACGTAACGTCTTTCTGAGATAATATATAAATCAGAAAAACTTTTTCCTGTGGCAGTTGATGACACCTTCTATACTTTCGCTCTTTGCATTTGTAATTTTGCACTTAGCTTCTCAGCTTCCTTTTGCATATTTTCGGAAGCGTGCTTGATGTAGTATAGCATTCCTTCGGTTCTTCCTATCTCTCGACCGGAATTGAAAGCGGCTTGCAGTTCTGGAGTGGAGTACTTGCCCATTTCGGAGGGTTGGGCCGTTGGTTGTTGGGTACTATTATTTCCCGACAAATCAATGTTTGAGTGTTTGAGCATAAAATGAAACATTGTTTTGTTTAGCGGAAAATAAGAACGGTTCCGCCTTTCCCGTTGCTCTACACCACTCAGGCAGTTATAGCCATTAAGCTATATCACGGGGGTACGAAACCGTATATCCTTTATATTAAGAATATCTCAAGATAAAGCATAATTATACCGAAAAGAAATATATTCGGCGGGTTTTGTCCGCCTGAGTGTTATAGAGCACTACAAAGATGAGCACTAATTCTGAATCCCACAAGAAAAAATAGAAATACCTTTGCGTTTTCATCTTGTTGTGCTATTTTTGCGTTATGTGGAAAGAGAAATTAGGAAACTATTTGATTGATGTCTCGAAATATATCTTTACAGGTGTAGTGGTAGCGTCTTTATTCAAGGATATGGAAGATAATAAGTGGCTGATTTATGGCCTAGGCTTTACGTCTTCTATTTTAGCCTTAATAGCAGGATTGGTATTAACGAATAAGAAAAAGGAGGATAAGTAATGGGAGCTATAATTGGATTCGCCGTGATAGGCATACCTTGTGCCGCATTTTTGATCTATTGCCTTACGCCTTCTGGCAAACAATGGCTTAGATCCAATCACATGATTTGACAAGATAGATTCTTATAGGAATAATTTAGAGATGAAAGCCTGCCGGTTGTCCGGTGGGCTTTTTTTATACCCGGAATATTCTTTCTCTCCCTTATATTTTAAACAGAAAACTCTTATGACAATTTTAGATTTAATCAAGGCGGCATGTAAGACAAAAGGCGTGCCGGAGAAGTATGCGGAACGTATTCAAAAGACGTTCAAGATTGAGAAAGCCGAGGGGATGGAGGCTTTCGTGGACCTGTTCAAGGATAATATTCTTCCGGCAATCCAAGAAGCGGAGAATGAAGCTAAGACTACGGCTGAAACGGCCGCTGTCGCCGCTTATGAAGCCAAGCATGGGTTGAAGGATGGTAAACCGGTGGAAGATCCGGATAAGAACAAGAAAACGGAAGAAGAACTGTTGAAGGATCTTAGCCCGGAACTGAAAGCTTATCTGGAAAGTATGAGGAAGAGCGTCGATGATATGGCTAAGAAGGTGGGCGATTCCATTACCAACTCGGCAAACGAGGCTAAGAAAGAAACAGTCCGTAAGCAGTTGAAAGATGCTGGTCTTCCGGATAACTGGCTGGGACGTGTGGACTTGGCTTCGGAAACCTCTATCGAGGATCAAATCAAGGCGCTTTCCGAAGAGTTTACCGGAATCCAGCAAAAGGCGATCGATGATGCCGTGGCCCGTGGTGATTACGCTCCCGGTTCCGTGAATCTTCCGGAGCGTTCCGAGGCGGATTGGGCGAAGCTGATGGATCAGGATGCCGACAAGAGCGCAAATAATCCCGGTGTGGTGAACCTGGGTATTGAATAATCCAAGAAAAGTGTAACGTTATGTACAGAAAAAGAGAAAGAGAATTCCAGTATCCTCCCGGAATTGAAAAGATTATTGAGGATGTGATCGGCGGTGGGACGATTGACCGCCGGGATTTGCGGAACGCTTTGTTCAATGGCAAGTCGTTGGACGAGCTTCCTCCGATCGTGATCGTGGTGAAAGATCCGGAAACGGGGCTGTATCATGTATTGAAGACGGCGATGGCTTCCGATGCTGGCAATGAAACTACTTATAAGGTGTCCAAGAATCATCTGTTTGGTGTGGGTGACTTCGTGACGATTGGTGGAGCTTTGACAGGCGCATCCGATAAGATCACGGCTATTGATAAGAGTCATGCGGAGTTTGATACGATCACGTTGGAAGCGACTATCGGTGCTGCCGCAAAAGGTCAGGTATTGGTTCAGGCTAAAGACAAACAGGCAGCGAAAGCCGCCAAGTTGCCTTATGATGGCGAATTGGTTGTCACGATGAATAAAGTCGACTTGACTGTAGCCAACCAGCAGTCCGGGTTATTGGTAAGAGGTACGGTAAACGAATCCTGTATGCCGTTCCCGGTAGATAAGGACTTGAAGGCATTAATGTCGTTTATCCGTTTTGTGTAATCCATTAAAATCAGATATATGGAAAGAAGTTTAATTAAGCAAGTGAATAAAAAGAACATGGCGGCCCGTTTGAATACCCGTCATGTGAAACCGGTTGTCTTCCCGAACTTCTTCGGGGTGAAAAGAAAGACCTCGTTGAAGTGGGAGACTCTGACCGGTGAGAAAGGCGCTCCGGTAATGGCAGACGTGATCTCTTTCGACGCTTCCGCACCGCAGAAGACCCGTGAGGTGATCAGCAAGCTGTCCGGCGATATCCCGAAGACAGCCGTCAAGCGTGGCATGAACGAGAGCGATTACAACGAGTATAAGCAATTGGAACGTGACGCGCAAGGTGATGCGGACCAGTTGGCATTGTTGAATCTGGCTTTCAAGGATCAGGATTTCGTGTATAACTCCGTTCGTGCCCGTTTCGAATGGTGGTGTATGCAGCTCATGAGCCGTGCGGGTTTCCATTTGTCGGCAAAGAACAATGGCGGTGTCGTTACGGCTGAGTTTGTCGGTTGCGGTATGCCGAAGAAGAACCAGCGTAAATCTACTACGGACTGGAGTAGCGCTACAACGGCCAATGGATTGCAGGATATTGAGGATACGGTTGTGGCCGCTTCTGCCGAAGGGGTGACGATCCGTTACGTTGTAATGCATGTGGCTGATTTCTCTTTGCTAAAGAAACAGAAATCTACGTTCGACACGTTAAAGGCATGGGTTAATTCGTCCTCCAAGATATTGGTGACAAAGAATCTCATCAACGAGTATCTGGCCGAGCAGGAGATCCCTGTGAAGATCATTACCGTGAACCCGGCTGTCCGTATCGAGGATCGTGCCCATCGTCGTAAGACGATCAATCCTTGGGAGCGTAAGCGTGTATGCTTCTTGGAGGATTTGAAGGTGGGTGACATTCAGCATGGGCCGATCGCCGCCGAGTCTTCCGCTACCTTGCAGAAAATCGCTCTCATGGTTAAGCAGGATTGGATCTTGGTAACCAAATGGTCTGAGCTGGAACCGTTCAAGGAATGGACGAAAGCGGAAGCGAACGCTATTCCTGTCGTGAATGATCCGGATGCCATGTTCATCATGAAAGTGGATGGGAAGGATTGGAACGCTTCCGAGGATACCGAGGGTACGGATGATATCCCGGCGACATTCTTGGGTGAAACCGTCGAACCGGAGGATCAAACGATTCAGGATACTGAAAACGGAGAATAACAATCATGGCTAAGACGATTCGAGATACGATACTCGCTTATCCCGGTCTGGCTGACTGTGAAGATTTTTTGGATAACGTCGTTTTGCCGGGACGCGGTTTTGAAGGTACAGAAGATAGTAAGACGATCGATATCCAAAAACAAAAGCTGGTGGCCGCCGACCTTTATTCCATGGTCGGCGGTCTGCCGGACTTCACGGAAAACAAGCTCTCTATCACGTATCCCCGTGCATGGTATGACGCTACGGCGAAACGACTATACCGGGAGGGAGGAGAACCGGAGAAAGCGGAATTGATAGGCAATAAGATCGAGGTACCCAAAGGAAGGGCGAGAAACAGATGGTAAAGCGATATTCACATACTGCGATAGTGACGATTCAATCCTGTCAATTGGTCAAAGGGGAATGGGTTGCCGGTAAACCGACGGAAATAGAGGTCACTGGGCAATACTACCCGTCCAATAGTGGACAGCAGTTGAAGCGGAACGTCGATGGAAGAGAGTTCATCGTGCATGGTGAGTTTTCGACCAAAGCCCGTCCTGTGGAAAACGCGAAGCATATCCGGATTGACAGTATCGCTCTCGATGTGGATATCATTAGCTGGGAACCGTTTCAGACTCACTCTGTAATCTATGTGTAGTTTATGGCAAGGAAAGGTGGTTTGACTCCAATGTGGAGTGATAGGGAAGTAGGGCGTTGGTTCGATTACTATGTGGATCGGGCGGAAGAGCGGATATACAAGTTATTGCAACGTGCCGGGGAAGAGTTCGTGAAGATCGCTCGAAAAAAAGGGAACTATCAGAATCATACCGGTAACCTCCGTAGCTCAATCGGTTATGTGATCGTTAAGGATGGCGATATATTGACCGAGAACTATGAGCAATCCACGGAAGGAACGGATAAACAGACCGGTATCAGGGAAGCGAAACGTTTGGTTTCCGAGCTGATCCCTCTTTATAAAAGGGGCTGGGTATTGATTGGTGTAGCCGCTATGCCTTATGCCAAGTATGTGGAAGCAATCGAAAATCTGGATGTTATCTCTGTCGCCACGGAACATGCCGAGGATTGGATCAAGAAACAGAGTCGAACGTTATTTGATAAACTCGCTGAGAAAGGATATTGAACATGGCAGATCAGTTTGATATAGTGGATATCGTATATAATGCGGTTGAGCCGGCGAGTACGGGCTTTATCCTGTATAAGGATCAATCCGGCGATGGCGAGAAAAGAAATCATATCACGATCCGCTCTCTGGCCTTGAATGGGAAAGATTATGTCAACAAGGGATCGATAAATATCAATATCTTCGTCAAGAGACCCTCGAAAGGCGTATCGGATCGACAGTTGATGATAGAGACCGTACGAGGCGTGAGGTTCGTGTTGCGGGATATCAAGCCGCCGTTGGGGATGTATTGGAAATCTCGGATCGTCTGGTCTGAGCCTATGGGCGAGGCCAAGGATGGCTTCGATTGTACGAATATTAGATTAGAGGTTATAACAGAATTAGATTAGTGATATGGAAAGAAGTTTAGCGCTGGATGTGGCGTATTTAGGAGTTGCGGAACCCGGGGATGGCGTAGCCGGTACCGAGTTCACCCAATGCGTTGACGTGGATACGGTGACGTTCAATTTCTCGGACGCCAAGGAGCTTAGTTTTACGTCCATGGGACATGAGGATCCTTGGGCGGTGGTGAGTCGGAAAGGAGATCCTTCCAGTATAGAGTTCACTATCCCTTCTCCTACGAGCGACGAGATGAAAATGTTTTGCGGGGGAACCGTTTCCGGTGATAAATGGGAGGCTCCCTTGTCTACGCCCTCGATATTGAAGACGATCAGGCTACAGAGCCTGCCGTACCAAGGTAAGTTCACGGAATATGTCTTTGTCAAGTGCTCTGTGTTCGGGAAGATCAGCCAAGCCCCGGATAAGGAGAATTGCGATCTCTTATTGGTAAAGGCCACGATCATGACACCGGTATCTGCGGCTGGCAAACAAGCGTCCCCGTATAGCAGGGCGGTGAAGGCCGTGTCGGAAGACACGGAATGATGTTTTTTGTTTAGGTTGTCTAGAGCCTCGGTTTTTGCCGGGGCTCTTATATTTTAGAGGAAAATGATTATGAATGCGGAAGGAATTAGAGAGATTGCTAAAATGCAGTGTTCGATTGATGGTTATTCATATTTTCTTAAAAACTTATATCTAAAATTGATTAATCCCAATAAGGAAATAGCCTGTGTTTCTTCTGGTGATGATATTAGTGAAGCTATTTGGCAGGAGGTTGAGAAATTACAAAATCGATTAAAAGACTATGAGCGTAAAGCGAGCACTACAGATTGAGAGCGACGTGGTGACAAGTCGGTCAGTTGTGATTCCTTTCGAGTTCAAGCCGGAGACGATCCCGGCGGGTAAGAACGTTGGTGATAGTATCGTTATCACCCCGATCACGGTAAGGACCGGGTTTAGGATACGGCCGTTACTCTTGCGGATTGACAAGGCGGACAAGGATGCTATCGTGGCTCATAAGGATGTTACGTTTGATAGTGTACTGTCGGAGTTGATGGCGAAATATGACGAGTTGATCTTTGAGATCGTATGTTTGGGTATCCATAACAAGAAAGGGGACATGCCCGCTTGGTTCCGGGAGGTACTGAAGGATAATTGTACATGGGAAGACCTGTATATCCTTTTGAACGCTATTCTCTTTCGTCTGGGTTGTAACCCTTTTTCTCGTACTATCATAGCTTTGGAAGCTGTGAGCCCGTTAAGCGAAGAGGAGATAATAGCCTTTCAAGAAAACAACGAGACTTGGGTAGGTCGGAGCCGGTGACGCAAAGTAGCTTCATGTTCCTTGTACTATGTAACGAGGCGTTCGGGTATACGCATGAGCGGACATTGGACAGCGATCTGGCGCTTGTCATGTCCATGCTACGGGAACATGGTTACTTGGTGAACGACCGGAACAAATCACTGCTCGTGGACGATGATGAATCCGGGGATAATCATGGCGAGTGGGTCGAGGTAATCGATTTCGATACGGGAAAAAAGAAAAGGGTTCGAAGAATGAGCCCGGTATGATATATATTACTTTGCGTAGAGAACGTTTGTCATAGTGATTTTGGTTGTAAAAAAACCGACGAACCGTGAGGCTGGTCGGTTTTTGTTCTCTGTAAATGTGTCAAGATCTTCAGAGTGTCTCTCGATAACCAGAGCGGTGTCTTCTAGCGAAAAGTAATTGGGTAACGCTCCGGATGGATTATGCTGTCAATCTCAAGATCCACATCAATTGCGTCCCAACGCAACGAATCCTCGTCCGGCATGGTCACGTCCAATACATCCGATACTTTTGCATTTCTGAACCAAGGGTATCTGTCATACGATAAATAATATTCCTTCCCTCCTACGAAAAGGAGGATACCGTGTGCATTAATCATTGTTACTCCCGCAGGGGGGGGGCCATTCATTTTTTTATTATATCGAGGCCGGACAAGCTGCATGAGAATATTCGTTGATATCTATAAGATGGATATTCAAAACATCTTCAATATCAAAAAGAGTGCTGGTTGTAAAGTTGTGGTCACCTCTTAACCATTTGGATATTTCAGAGGGACGTTTACTCATTTTTTCGGCAAATTCCTTTTGGGATAGACCTTTCCTTTTGATACCTTCTGCTATTTTTACGGCAAGCATCATACGTCTTTCCATGTTCTTGGCTCTTTTCGTGTCTATATTGCCAAGTACTGTATCCAAAATAGATGTATTGTTCATATTTATTCCTCCTTCAATTTTAAATTACCTAAGAAAAAACCGTTATCATCAAGATGTATATCCTTGTTTTTGATGGCTTCTGATATGATTCTGGATATTCGAACCATTGTTTCAGCTTCTTTTTTTAAGGAAGAACTTTCTTGATAAGCTCTAATGTTTTTGGGTTTGTATCCTCCACCTCCAACAACGATAGCAACGTTAGCAAATCGAATACAATAGATTCTTAATTTTTTATCAGGACTATCAAATAGGGCGCAGACACCATCACCGGGTTTCCCTTCGTTTAGCTTGAAAAAATGTTCGGCTGCCCCAGTTTTTGTAGCCATAATTTTCAATTTAGATACGATATCTTCTATTTCGGTTGGGTATTCAGAATAGTTGTTCTGAAGAAATTGTTCAAAAACGCTCTGATCCTCTTGACCGAGAATAACAGAATATATCTGAGCCTTTTTGCCTGACAGTTGCTTTATCTTGATAATCTCGAATTCCACGATAATTTTTCTTTTTACAAAAGAACGAAGAAAAAAGTGATAAGCCAAAAGAAAATGCGAGAAAAATAACTTATAAGTGAATTTTTAACGATTGTTGCTATTACATGAAAGAGGTTTTATATTTTACCATAAACGCATTATGGGAATCAAAAATAGGGACGAGGTGGTTTGGGTTTCAAAATTATTTGTACCTTTACACCGCTTTTCGAAGCATTATTTTTGAGCGCATGGCCGAGCAGAAAGTTTTATGCTTTCTGGATAAGTGTGTTGCTTATTCGACAGGGAATAATATTCCTAGGCCTAACCATCTAGAACGTTATCTTTATGAAGGATAAAATGGTGCGCAAAGATAGTACATATCTGATCCTTTGGGCTCAGTTAATAGTAGCAATTCTATCCCTGCTCCTAGAATTATGTACTACGATTTTTTGACTTAGTCGTTTTAGCTAAGTAAGAATGTTTTTATGTCGGGGGATAGAGTATCTGATATATAGACATTCGGATAAAAGAGGGTATGTTACCCTCTTTTATTTTAATCTGTGAATTCAACTTGGTAGTTCATCATTGCATCATAAAGCCTTTTAGGAATCTTTTCTTTCCATTTAGCCGCAATATCTTTGATGTTTTTTTCTTTTGCTACTTTGTATGCATTGAATGCTTCGTCTATGGAGTCAAAATTCCCAATGAATTTTCGTTTCCCTTCAATTGTTACACGGGCAACAAATAGATTGTTAGTCTTGTGGTAAGTAACACCAATAGGATATTTTCCTCGAGAGTGATCGCTTTTAATGAAGAGCTTATTTATTTCGTCTGGAACAAAGCAACAGTTATCCGGTGAGTATATTTTGTTCCCTTTATGCATAATATCTTTATCTAATTGCCATCCTTCGATATAATTTTCATCAAACCAATCTCCAAAGTTTTGAAAATTGAGCCATTCTTTACAAATTTCGCATCCTCGATATGTGGGGCGTTTGTTTAAAGCATATTCGTTATAACAACGGATGAAGATTGCTATCCAACAATTATATTTGTATGTAGGCTTTCTGTTTATAGAAGCTTCATGTTTCCCTACTCCAAGAAAACCACGATTATATACTCTGGGATACAGTGGGTCTTTTAACGTACCTCGTTTTATATTGGTTGCGTCTGTTGTTTTTATATATCCTGTTTGAAGAAATTTTACATCAATATCTTTTTTACTGCCATAACGTATGATTTGAATGTCCCCATTGAATTTTGTATGATATACATCTCCTTCGTGCATTAATTGTCTCATGATTTTTTCTATCAAAAGTGAAAAAGGGCAAAGACTGGAGGTGCCTGATGTGACGGTCTGCAACACTCCAATCGATGCCCTTGAATATTTCCCTTTCCCGGAAGACCGTCACGAGTTCCGGATTTTAGAACGTTCTGAAGTAATATATAAGTCGGAAAATATTTTTCCTTATATTTCTCCTTTCATCATTAAAGCTATTTTCTCAAGCTTGTAGGCAAATTGATCTATGTCGCCCATTAGATGTCCAGACAATAAAAAGCTGTGGCAGGCACGTAACGCAAGTATAAACCAAATGCGTTCTATTGGTTCATACTCACCAAGAAAATCACGTTTGAAGCGAGGCTTACGGTATTTTAAAAGTTCATTGTGGCATAAATCCGACAAATATTTCTTGTTTTTCTTGAATCCATTAGGATAATATTTCGTCAAGAATAACATAACCTTGTGTTTAAGGTCGTCACGATAACAGGTCATATTATCCAACGAATTTTGCCGAGCCTTCAAGCAATAATTGTAGGCGATAGACATGAAATCGAGCAAAGTAGTACTTTGATAAGGTAAATAGGTTTGCACGTCTTTGGCAAAGCTCTGCATTTGGAAGAATTGCTTTACACTAAGAGGATCCGGATTGTAATTAGGAACCAGTATTCTTACATATTGTTCTCTCATGACCGACCTCCTTTCTGTTCCTGAAGTTTCTGATTGAGTTTTTGGTTTTCAGCAAAAAGCTGATTCATGATGTGGCGTTGGTAGGAGAGCATACCTTCGGTTCTTCCGAGAGCACGGCCGGCATCGAATGCGGCTTGCAGTTCAGGGGTGGAGTACTTACCCGTTTCGTGGGTGGACGTACTTGTGGCATTACTATTATTCACGCCGCTTGTAATTTCATGTTCCTTGGTCATTTTTACTAATGAAATTATAAGATGCAAAAAAGGCTGTCAGCCTCCCATTCCGACCAAGGAACACGTTTTATACGAATTTATACGTATAGGCAACGTAGTAGGGATTTTGACAGCCTGATATCTTTATACTTGGGATACGGGCATAAAAAATCCTACACGGAAAATTCATATAATTAAACATTGTTCCTTGGTCGTTGAACACCACAAATGTGAGGACTTATTTTGAAATATGCAAGGGATTACATAAAAATATTCGATTTATATTTTATCAGAAAGATAAAATGGGTATTAAAAATAGGGAGGGTAGTCTGTACATGGTAACCGGGATCGACAACTCCGGCTTGTACGAAGGAAAACGCGAGGCTATGGGAATTATCAAGACTCTGGCAAGCGATATCACCTCTTTTGATATATTTGGCGGTATCGGTATCAGTGCGGCGACGGCGTTTGCGCAAGCGGCCAAGAGCTCGTATGAGTTTGAGAAGGAATTTCGCAAGAACATGCTGGAAGTGGCGACCATTTCCACTCAAGTAACGGATGATATGACCGGTTTCATGAATCAGGTCATGTCCATAACCCAAGAGATACCGATCAAGGCTCCGGAGGCCGCCAAGGCGTTATATAGCATTGTTTCCGCCGGACATGACGGGGCGGATGGTATGAAGATTTTGGAAGTTTCGGCCAAGGCAGCAGTGGGAGGGCTTACGGAAACGGAAACGGCCGCCGATGCCATTACGACAATCCTGAACGCTTATAAGATGTCTGCGGAGGAAGCCGGTACGGTCTCGGACCAGCTTTTTACAACCGTCCGGTTGGGTAAGACTACATTTGGCGAATTGGGAGCCTCCATAGCCCAAGTTGCTCCTATTGCGGCTGCGTATGGGATTAGTATCGACCAAGTGTTGGGTGCTGTCGCTTCATTGACCAAGCAAGGAACGCCGACGGCGCAGGCTATGACACAGATCCGTGCCGCTATCCAAGGAACCGCCGGAGAACTTGGAGACGCCGCTTTCCAAGGTCGTACTTTCCAAGAGGCATTACAATTGATTTATGAGAAGGCTGGTGGTTCCGCTTCCAAGATGAAGGAAATGCTTGGCACGGATGAAGGCCTGGCCGCTACACTGGCTTTGACTGGAAAGAATGCAAAGGCGGCAGCAAATGATTTGGGAGAGTTGCAGGGCTCCTTGGGTGCGACAGAGGCTGCGTTTGAGAAGATGGCTGACGCCGCCGATAATCAGCTCACGTTGTTGGCGAATAATGTACAGGCTTATTTGCGCCCAATGGGAGAGAGGATATTGAAAGAGGTGTCAGATATCGCCAAGGCGTTTAATGAGGCTTTTGAGAACAATGATATCGAGGGGACGATATCGAGGGTTGAGGCATTGGTGAAAAATGCGGCGGGAGCGTTTCTTTCTTATAAAACAGCTATTTTGTTGGTTCAAGTGGCGCAACGATCTTATATCAAGACATCAGCTTTGAGCAGACTGGCGACGATTCAGCATACGACCGCAACCGCGCTGCTTACAGGTGCTTTGAAAAAACAGGCTGTCGCAATGTTGGCCGCCGGAAAAGCTGCCCTTGCAAATCCGTATGTCTTGGCCGTGGCGGGTGTTACGGCCCTTGGGTATGCGATCTTCAAGCTCGCGACACAGGCGACGGCATCAGAGAAGGCGTTGGATTCCCATAACAAGAGGGTCGCAGAGATGAAGGACTGGATAGAAGGCATGAGATCTCAAACGGATGAACTATTGAATGCTTTGCGCGACGATAACAAGTCCATGTTACAGAAAGTGGAGGCATACGAGAAATTACAAGCCCTCTATCCGGATGAACTGAAAAATCTATCCTTGCAAAAGTTCATGTTGATGGATATGACGGAGGCTAATAAGATGCTTTCTAAATCGATAGATGAGCGAACCATGGCCCAACAGCGCGCTACCGTAAACTCCATAGAGGATGAAATTGCAAAAAATAACCATCGAATCTCCCAGCTAGACAAGAAAAGTTGGATTGATACCAGCTTTTCGGAGGCATTTGAGTTACGTCGTTTACGAAAACGGAACGAGCAGTTGAAGATTGAGCATGATAAAGCGGTTGAGATAGTCGTACAAGGATTGAAGGCTCGTACGAAGGCGGAGGCGTTAGCTAGTAGCCAACAAGAGGAGGAAAAGGCGAAAATAGCTACACCTATTGATAAAAAGGAACTAGAAAAGCGAAAAAAGCTTCAAGACGAACTCCTATCCCTCCGCCGGCAGAACCAGCAATCCGAGATCGATCTGATGAAAGAAGGCTCCGCAAAGAAGATCGCCCAGATAAACCTAGACTATGACAATGAGATCGCCGCCATACTTACCAAGGAAAAAGAGTGGAAAGACGCTCAAGGCGGCAAACTGACTAAGGAACAGACCGTGGAGATTCGTACAGCCTTGGTGAACTCATACGTCAAACGGGAGCGATCGACCTCTAATGTGAATAAGGAACAACTGGAGGAAGAGAAACGTGCCATGAACGAGTATCTGAAAGAATACGGTTCTTATCTTGATAAGAGAGATGCTATCACGGCTCTTTATAACGAGAAGATAGCCAAGGCTACGACGGAAGGCGAGCGTAAGTCCCTTTCCGAGGCCATGAAAAGGGAACTGTCTGATCTCGACATAGAGGCGAGCAAGACGACTTCCGCTATCAGTCGGTTGTTCGGTGACATGAAAGACAAGACCCTCTCCGAGTTGGAGGCCATCAACCGGAAGGGGCGTGAAGCCTTGGAGTTCTTGAAAAGCGGTGTCTGGGATGAGAGCAAGGGCAAGGATTTCGGTATCACGAAAGAGACGTTTGAACTGTGGAGTAAATCACCCGATAAACTAAAAGATATCTCGGACGCGCTCAAGGAGAACAAGGAAGCCGCGGACAAGTTGCGCCCGGCATACGAGAAGGTCGCCAAAGGTCTGAAAGGCGTATTTGAGGCTGGTAACGATACGAAAAAGCTGCGACAGGCAATTGACGATATAGAGGAAGGGCTTGGCGAAATCATGCGGTCCGGGCAATTCCTCTCTGATACTTTCTCGAAACTCGGGGATTCGTTCGGTGGTGCGTTCGGTGAGATAGCCGAAGGCTTGAATGTGGCCATGGACGCGGTCAATTCCGCCATGGACGGGGCGAAAGCCGGTGCGATGTTCGGGCCGATCGGTGCGTCTGCCGGTGCCGCTATCGGGGTGGTCACATCCCTTGCCTCCTCTATCGCCAAGATCCATGACAAGAAGAACGAGAGTCGTATCCAGCGTTTGCAGGATCAGATCGACACGTTGGACAAGTCGTACGATAAGCTGGGCAGGTCCATCGAGAAAGCCTATTCCAAGGATGCCTCCAAGCTTATCGACCAGCAGAATAAGCTATTGGAACAGCAAAAAGTGCTTATCCAAAACCAGATCAAGGAGGAGGAGGACAAGAAGAAAACCGACAATGACCGCATCAAGGAGTGGCGGGACCAGATAGACGAGATCAATAACACCATAGCGGATAATAAGGAGGCCGGCAAGGACGCCATTTTCGGTAGTGACATAAAATCGGCGATCGACGATTTCGCCAACGCTTACGCCGACGCGTGGGCCGCCGGGGAGGACAAGGCGCGATCGGCCAAGGATCTCGTGAGGAAGATGATAAGGAACATGGTCACGGAGTCGATCAAGGCCGCCGCATCCGATCCCATGAAAGAGATCCGGGAGAAGCTGCTCGAGTTCTGGTCCGACGATTATATCAGCGACTGGGAACAGGATTATCTGGATCGGAAGGCGCAGGAGCTGGCCGACGACCTCGACCGTAAGTTTGGTTGGGCCGACAAATATTTCAATACCGGTAACGCAGTAGAGGAGGACGACGGGCGTACGGCCTCGTCCAAAGGTGTTGGTTCCATCTCCCAGGACTCCGCGGATGTTATAGACGGTAAGATGTCGACCCAACTTATATTTTTAGATAGGACGTTGGTGCAAGTGACGGGTATAGCCGACCAGATGCGCTTCATCTACGACCTCCAGACAAGGGGCTGGAAGAACGTGGAGGCGATCAAGGACCTGTCCGGGAAGGTGTCGGAGAACACGGCCAAGGTAGCTGAGATCTCCGGACGTATAGAGGCCCTATCCGAGAAGATAGAGGCCAATACCAAGTCGGCGGCCTCCGGTATAAAGACTATTAACGACAAGGGGATACTAATGAGATCAAGATAATGATGGAGACGGTTAACGACATAATCAAATCGGCCCTCTCGCTTGGGGCGTGCAGTGGTTCTAACGGGGTGACGGACTGGAGAAGCCTCGTGTGGCTGTTCTTCAGCCCGCAGGGGCGTGAGTTTTGCGCGGAGAATGATTTCCCGTCGTTAGACATGTTCCGTGGCATGGCCGGTCACGTGATGCCCTACGGGGTGTACGTTGACTCCGGCCACGTGGACGTAACCAATCCCGGCAATATCGCCGTGATAGGTGATACGGATGCGGTGATAACGATAGACGATAACGAGCGTGTTCACAAGGTGATCCTCATGCACGGCGGCAAGGCTAGGGTCGTGGCGAGCGACTACGCCGTGATCCTGCTGGTGAATATCGGGGGAGAGGTTGAGATAGACAAGGATAATACCGTGGTGATCTTATGAGGGGTGAGTTATACATAGACGGCAAGGACGCCTACACCGATTTCGGCGTATGGATCACGGAGGGATGTTACGACGGCCTCCTGCCTTTCCCCGAGCTGGTGGAGCCGGACAGGAACGACTGGCCGGACGAGGACGGCATAGAGCCGGACTTGGAAAAGCCCACCTTGAAACCACGGGAGCTCAACATCACGTTCGTCCGCAGTGTGGAGGGAAGATCCGCCGGCGCTCTCGTTGAGCACCTATCGAAGCCCGGGTATCATGCCTTCCGTATCCCCTCGCTGGGCAGGGAGTGGAGCTTGCGACTCATCCAGAATCCGGCGTATGAGGATTGGGACACGTTGGAGGCCTTCACGTTACGTTTCGCCGAGGACCGGCCCGTAAGACCCTCGTCCGTGGCGATCCCGGAGGGTGGAGGCCGGTACGTCCCACTCTCCGAGTACGAGCTTGACGGCGTGCCCCTGGACCGGTACGGCGTGATGGTGACGGAGGGTCGTGACGAGATCATGAGATCCCCGACCGTGAAGACTAACCTGTCCCGTACGGTACTGGATGTTGACGGCAGGATATATGATACGGAAAACGTCGTTTTCAACAGCAAGGAGGTCACGCTTAAATGCTGCCTGATCGCCGGCTCAATGACGGCGTTCTGGAACTGTTACGACGCCCTGCTCCACGCCTTGATCCAACCGGGAGAGCGTTCGCTGTACGTGGATTACAACGTGGAGGAATACCCCTGCTATTACAAGAGGACATCCGGATGGAAGCTTGAGAGCCTCCGTGGGCGTGTGGTGGTGACATTCAGCCTCGCACTGGAGTTCACGGTGTTCCGCCTTGGCGGGACGGACTACCTGCTGGCCACGGAGGATGGTGACCTTATCGTCACGGAGGATGGAGAGTATTACATAGACTTGAACATATATGCCGATTAAGAAAAAGAAAATATCAGAACTCACGCTGGCTGACAGCCTTACCGGTCTGTACACGATCGGTTGCAAGATCATAGATGGCATACAAACCAGCGTGAAGGTGAGCCTCGGAACCATCCAGACGGCTTACGAGAACATGCTCACGGAGATCTCCAACGCCCGTGCCGCCACTAAGGCGGCCAATACGGCGGCCTCCAATGCCAACACCGCCAAGCTGAACGCCGAGGCGGCCACGTCAAAGGCCAATACGGCCACGGCGAACGCCATCACCGCGACAGGGAACGCCAATACCGCAACCGGTAAGGCTAATACCGCAGCTGATTTAGCCAATAAAGCCGCGGCTAACGCTAATGCCGCTCACGATGGGTTAGAGAAGATCAAGGAAGATACCGAAATCGCAACTAAAAACGCAAATGACGCGGCGAAATTGGCGAATGAGAAAGCTTCTTACGCCAACACGCAGGGTAACTTCGCCAAGACACAGGGTGACCGCGCGCAAGAGCTGGCCGACCACCCGTGGAAGGTTGGCGATAACGGCAACTGGTGGAAATGGGATCTGGATGGGGACAGGTATGTCGATACGGGCATCCTCGCTAAGGGAGGCGTCTTGTACCCGACCTTCACGATCAACCCCGCCGACATGACGCTGGTGATGTCCTACGAGGACGAGGTGTCACCAAACCTTGTCAAGCTCAACCAAGAGACCGGTGAGCTGTATTTGAACGTATGACCAAAAAAAGGAAGGAGGAATTATAATGAGTCAGATAGTATTGGGGAAGGTGGCGTTCGTCGATAAGGGCGTTTATGCCACGGCGAGTACGTACAACACCTTCGATTTCGTCGTCACGGATGATAGCTGCTACCTCTGTGTCAAGGACGGAAACAAGAACCACCCCTTGACCGATACGGCTTGGTGGAAATGTATCGCCCGTGGTACGCAGGCAACGGAAGCGGCCAAGACCGCCCTTGCGGAGGCGAATAAGGCTATCGAGGCCACGAGGAACGCTATCTCTGCTGCGGGTTTGGCTAACGCTAAAGCGTTGGAGGCTGGGAAACAGGCTGATTTGGCCGGTCGAGCATCTGATGAGGCTTTGGCTGCCGCTGTCGAGGCTGAGGCGATGATTTCCGAGGGCAATGCGCAGATCGCTTCCATGAAAGCGGCCGAGCAATCGTTGATGAGTCAAGCGCTTCTTGCCCCTACCCGTATGGAGCTGAAATATGTCAAGAGGATAACGTTAGGGAATGCCGTCGCCCAGAAGATAGCCGTGAGTCTTTTTCCAGCTTATGTATTACCTAATGTGATATTTCAACAGGCGTTTTATTCCGGTGATGCGTTGTACGTGGACCCACGTGGAAACTTGACTGTCCGTAAGACCGGCACGGCTACGATCCACGTTATCCCGTCGCATAACACCTCGTTGTCCCAAACGATAGTCATTGAGGTTACTGCCCCGGTCATTCGTAAGGCCGGTAGCGTGATGAGATTTTTATCCGGTAGCCGGATACGAAAGGTATAATTGTCTAACATTTTAATATACAGAATCATGTCATTAACAACAGCAGAGGAGGAGAAGGTACGCGCTATCATCACGGCCTTCGATAACGGCAAGACGATCGACCAGCTGCCCTTGGCCGACACGAGCCAGCCCTCCAAGTATTTGATCGAGGGAGTGTCCAAGGAAACGGGCGAGTCGGTTAAGATCCCTTTCGCCGACGCGGTATCGATCGTGAACAAGCACGTCGCTATCCGTCGCTGGAAACGTGGTCAGGGCACGCCAGTCGGCGAGGCTTACGGTAATATCGATTTCCTGCGGGATCTTCCCTCCGTGATCGGTCTGGGCTGCTACCTCGTGTCCGTTGACCGTAGCCGGCGTAAGCTTGACCCGACGAACCACCGTCGTTTCGCCGACGGCAGTCCCGCTGCCTTGGACGGCACGATGGGCGATTACCTGTGGTGCTGGAACGCCCACTACTACTCTTGGTGGGTTGACTCCACCTATTATTACGAGGCTGTCAGCCCGACCCCGATCGAGGGTCATTTGAACTATTACATCTCGGCCGGGGGTACGTCGGCCTTGGGAGCCGGCGTCATGGACCGTACGAGCGGCACGTTGGTCTCCGTCGTCAGTGACGATCCCCGTTATCGTGGCGGGAACAACGACGCGACGAGGGACGGGAAGCACAACACGCAGCTAGGCATGGTTGCCACGAACATGAACGCCGCAGCTTTCGGCACGGCCGCCCGCAAGAAGGGTGAGGGCTGGGAATCCGGCTGGTTCGTCGCGAACAGCGTCGTCGGTTATCTCTACCGCCTTATCATGGGTACCCGTGATTGCCAGTCCGCGTTGAACCCGGTAAAGGACTCCAATGGCCTATATCAGGGCGGTACCGGTAAGGGAGTTACGGAATGGTCTTGGGATCCTTGGTCGAGCCATAACGGTGGTTATCCGATTATTCCGACGAGCGTAGGGATCGAGTTGGGGGACTCGGTCGGCGTGAGCGACTACGCCGTGAAGGGCTCGGACGGTGGTACCGTCCACCAAGCGCACGTCCCTTGCTTCCTAGGCTTGAAGAACTTCTACGGGCATATCGGTCTGATCGAGCGTGGCGCTTTGATAAACAAGCTGTCCGACGGTAGCGGAGATTATTATGTCGCCCCGTCCCTTTACTCGGCTTTCAACATCAACTCGATCGAGGGTCTGATAAAGGCTGCGAAGGTTCCTAAGAACGATCCCAGTGGCTGGAAATATATCACTGAGCTCAGTATGCAGAATCTATGCTCCGCCCCGACTGTCGCCTCCGGCAGCTCCAGCACCTATTATTGCGACGGTTGGTATAACGACAACGCTATTTCCGGCCTTCGCTGTCCGTTCCGTCGTGGTCATGCGAACAGCGGTGCTTATGCCGGCTTAGCGTGCCTCTATGGTAACATTGCGGTCTCGTACGCTAGCGTGTACTGGTCGTCGCCCCTCTGCTATTTTGCAGAGGACGTAAGCCCGGTCCCCGTGCAGTACTAGCGTTCTTTGTGTTCGAGTGTTCTTCGTGTCCATTAGGGTGCGAAGCGCCCGAGCACCCAAGGCACGTAAGTGCCGCATCTTAGTTCTTTGACATGTTGTTTCCGTTCCTGTTTTATTTTTCCCGCCGTAAGGCGGTCGCACTTGAAAAATTAAATATTACATTTGTGCCGCCTATTGATTGGGCGGGTTGTCTTCTCTGACGTCCAGTTCCGGCCTTCGCTGTCCGTTCCGTCGTGGTCATGCGAACAACGGTGCTAATGCCGGCTTAGCGTACCTCAATGGTAACAATGCGGTCTCGAACGCTAACGTGAACTGGTCGTCGCCCCTAGGATATGCCGCTGATTTATTCAGTAAGAAGAAGTGGAGGAGAGACCCTGTCACTGGACAAAAAATCAAGGCTAAAGGTATAGTCCCGGTAGGTTGATAAACCGACGGCTCATGACCCGATGGCGATTGCAGACACTGGACACTAAAAGACACTTGGGACACCATGAGGAGAAAAGGTGACTTTTCCGGGGATATAGCCCGGAAAGAAAACTATTACAAGGCTTTTGATCATGCCAGCAAGAACAAGCATGGCAAAAAGGCCATAATAAAGTTCGAGGCGGACTTGGAAAAGAACCTTTCCGATCTCCTATACTCTTTTGAAAACGGGACGTTCGTAACCTCCCCGTATCGTTTCATGACCGTCCATGAGCCGAAAAAACGTCTTATCGGGATGCTCCCTTTTCCGGATCATGTCCAGCACTGGGCGATGCTCAATGAGGTGGAGGATTATTTTACGAGATCCTTCTCCGCGTATACCTACGGAGGGGTGAAAGGACGCGGTCCCCACGCCTACATGAGGATGATCCGGAAGGTCCTGAGAAAATATCCGGAACGTACCACCGACTATCTCCTGTGCGATATCCACCACTTCTATCCGACCGTCAATCACCCTGTACTGAAAAGCCAGCTCAGGACACGTATCAAGGATAATCATTTATTGCGAAGGCTTGATGAGATCATCAATAGCGTCGAGGGGGATACCGGTATGTTTCCCGGCACGAAGCTGGCGCAGTTCTTCTCGCTTGTCTATCTTTATCTTTTCGATCACGATTTGAAGCGGTGCTTCCATGTCGGGGAATGCCCGGCTTTGGTTGAGTACTACACGAAAAGATATATCGAGGAAAGTATCGCAACGGCCAAAACAGAACATGATTATGAGGAGTTATCCAAAGGGATCCAATATCTCTCGGACAGGTTCAAGGGATATCTGAACCGTCTGGATTTCTGCTACCGTCTCGCCGATGATGTCCTGATATTGCATGAGGACACCGTATTCTTGCACCTTGTCATCGAGTGGATCGGTCTTTATTACGCTAACGAGCTTAGGATCGGTCTTAACCCGAGATGGAAGATCGGGCACGTGACGGACGGTGTCGATACGGGGGGATACGTGCATTTCCCGGATCACGTCCGTGTCCGGAAACGTAACAAGGTGGCTCTCTGCCGCCAGATAGCGAGATTGAGAAAGAAGGGTTTGCCGGACGAGGAGATAAGGAAGAGGGCCTCTTCCCGTATAGGCTTCATCCAACACGCTGATACGAGTAATCTATTAAATAAATTAGGAATGGAAACACCAAGGAAAAGACTGGGACAGGTGATAAGGAATAAAAAAAGTCCGTGGGAGGATCTCCCGGCCGACCGGAAAATGAGATTCGAGGATATACTTTATGATACCCGAATACCGGAGGACCGGAGAGGCCCCGAGGAGGATAGGCTGATCGAGTTGATCGATTATAAGATTGAGGATAGCAAGATCGAGAGAAACGAGGACGGCACGCCAAAGAAGTGCCTCGCCATACGTTTCCGATGGAAAGGCGAGGAGCGTTACGCTTTCACCGGTTCCGCCGTCTTGATTGATCAGGCGCTCACGGACTTCTCTCACGAGGACTTGCCGGTGGATACCGTGATAAAGGTGCTCACCAACAAGTTCGGTAAGAAATTTTTCAGGTTCACTTGACCCGTGGGGATCGCTCTTGGCCGATCCTTCCGGGTCGGCTAAAAAACATTTAAATATATGGAGACAAGAGCGATTTACACGGAGAGAAAGACATTCGTAAAATACGATGACAACCATTACCTGCTATACCTGAACGAGGAGGTCTTGGAGAACCACGTTCCGGAGGGCCACGGGGGCGAACCGGAACCGGAGCCTTGCACGGCTTACGCCTATACCGGCACGTGCGAGGATGGCGGTACGCTGGTCGAGGCGACTTCCGCGAGTTATGACAGTCTCGTGTCCGGATTGGTCCGGAGAGAGTATTCCGCCGATCGGGTAGAGGCGATAACGCTGAATAAATTGAGCTCGGATAATGAGAGAAAGGCCGAGTTTGAGGCCGAGTTCGCCTGTCTGGAGCGTTACCGTAACGACTGCAAGGCGAGGGTACGTGCCTTGCTGGGTATGCCCGAAAGCGTCTCGAACACCCTTTAAATACCGTTCGAGATGCGTATCTATGATAAGACAGGCGAGGTATTGCTTGACATCCCGGTGGACGATGACAGCTATCGTTACCGGGCGATAGCGCAAGCGAAGAAGGTGGAGCTGCGTTACTCCCTAGTGGATCACGTGGAGCTGCCCACCGGGGCGTATATCGAGTACCAGGGGGAAAGGTACACGCTGTGGTACCCTTCGGATTTCAAGAAGGAGGGCACGAGGGTCCTCGACTATACCGTCACCTTCGGCGGCAACGAGGAGATCCTGAAAAAATATAAGTACAAGCTGTTGTCCGACAAGCCGTACAAGCTCAAGTTCGTCATGACGGCCACGCCGGGGATGTTCATGGAGCTGCTGGTGGACAACTTGAATCTTTATGATTCCGGCTGGACGGTCGGTACGGTGATCGAGGCCCCGGAGAAACTGTTGTCGTTCAACCATGAGAAATGCTGGGCGGTCTTGGGGCGCTTTGCGCAAGAGTTCGACACGGAGCTGGAGATCGTCGGAAAGACAGTTCACTTGCGCAAGGTGGAGTACTTCAAGGACGCACCGGTCGCTCTCAGCTATGGCAAGGGAAACGGTTTCCTTCCGGGTGTCGGTCGTGCTAACCAAGGCGACAACCTCCCCGTGGAGATATTGTACGTGCAAGGCGGCGAGCGGAATATCGATTACTCGGCCTATGGAAGCCAGACATTGTTGTTACCCAAGTCACAGGAGCTGGAGTACCAAGGCCGACGGTACAAGACCGATCCGGATGGGATGTATGTCACTCGCGCGGACAGGCCCCTTTCCTCTTATAATGAGGACAGCTACGACGCCAGCGATATATATCCATCCCGGGTCGGTACGGTGAGCAAGACCGATACGGAGCCGGGCGAAGACACGGACGGGAACGATGTCACGTTCTATGATTTCTACGACTCGTCAATTCCAGATAACCTTAATTTCGAGGATTGCCTGATCGCTGGCCAGAGCATGACCGTGATCTTCCAGACAGGCCGTCTGGCGGGCCGTGAGTTCGATGTCAAGTACGTACACGAGGGGCGTAAGTTCGAGATCGTCTCGTCCGAGCAGGATGGCATGACGCTGCCGAACGCCTCCCTGTATCCGGAGGTCGGAGACAAGTACGCCGTCTTCAACATATCCCTTCCCGCCGCCTACGTATGCGACAACGCCACCAAGACCGGGGCGAGCTGGGACATGTTCCGGGAGGCGGTACGCTACCTGTACGAGCGTGAGGAGCGGCAATTCGCGTTCGGCGGAGAGCTGGACGGCATATGGGCCAAGAAGAATTGGTTGGCCATCGGCGCCAAGCTGGTACCCGGCGGTTATGTCGATTTCAGCGATCCCCAGTTCCAGCCGGACGGCATCCTGATCCGGATCACCGGGGTGAGGGATCACATTAATAGGCCCCACAGTCCGGAGCTTGAGCTATCCAATACGCCGGTAGGCGGTTTCCTGTCCGATGAGCTGGGCAAGCTGGAGAGCGAGGAGGTGACGAACGAGACCCGGCACAAGCAGGCCGTATCGTTCACCCTTCGCCGTTGGCGTGACGCGGTGGAGATGCAGGGGATGCTGGAGAAAGCGTTCAAGGATTACGGCAAGGGGCAGGCGATGTCATGGCTCCGCACCATGTCGGTGCTGGTGGGGCATGAGTCGTTGCAGTTCCGTTTCGTCAACCGTATTCCTACGGCGGACGGGCAGACGGTCACCGAGGTGGATCACGCCTTCACGTATGACCAGCGGAAACGTACGCTTACCACCCCCTCCGGGATCTTGCAGCACATGACATTGGGGATAGACTCTCTCGCCCCCTCCCACAAGGTGACCGAGTATAAGTACTGGAACATGGCGGCCTATACGTCTCCCTATCTGGGGGATGACACGGAGGCCATGTACCTGTACGCCCGCTGCGCCAAGTCGGGATCGGCGGGCACGTTCTTGTTGAGCAAGGAGCCGATGGACTTGGACGACGGCTCGTATTACAACCTCCTTTGCGGGGCTTTGAGTACAGAGGTGGACGGCCAGCGTAGTTTCTCCACGCTTTACGGCTTCAGCGAGATAGGCCCGGGATGGATGCGGCTGAACAAGATCATTAACATGGACGGCACGCAATATTGGGACATGCTGTCGAAGGCGTTCCGGATCGGCGATGAGAACGCCTTCCTCTCGTATGACCAACAAAAAGGACTCATGCTGAAAGGCAGTATCTACCAATCCCCATCGGGTGAGATCGACTATCCGGAGGTGGATCGGGGCGCTTACTCCGATAAGCTCGTCTATTATCCCGGTGATAAGGTGTCTTACGATGGCAACGTGTATAAATGTACCTCCCAGACCACGCCCGGTATCGATCCCACGAACACGAGGTACTGGAAGAAACTGGTTGCCAAGGGGACTAACAGCTTCAAGAGCACGGTGTTCATCCGTACGAACGCCACGCCTTCCGCCCCTGTGGGCGGCTCGTACGCCTCCCCGTTACCGACCACGGCGGGATGGAGCGACGGGATACCGTCCGGTGAGGCGATATTGTGGGCTTCCACCCGTATCTTCTCGTCGGACGGCAAGGATCCGCAGCAAACGGTATGGACGACCCCGAGGCAGATGACGGATACGGCCGATTTCGACGTGGAGTTCTCATCCGTAGCGAGCCCGTCAGCCCCGAACGGTCATCCTAATACGAACAAGCAATGGAGCGACACCCAGTCCACGGACACGGTCTGGATGGCCACCAGCACCAAGAGAAACGGAGTATGGAGCGCGTGGAGCGTATCCAAGATCAAGGGAGAGGAAGGCAAACCGGGAAAGGACGGGATAGACGGCACGGATGGCGAGGACGGGAAAGACGGCGATCCCGGTCCCCGTGGCGATCGTGGCCCCCGCTGCACCTACCGTGGCGATTACGACTCAAGCGCTACCTATAACGCCAGCTCCAAGATTACCGATATCGTATCGATCAAGAATAGCGATGGCACCCGCACGTATTATGTGGCGAAGGTGGATGATAACGAGCCTACCTTCAAGGGGAAACATCCGACCAATACCGCCTATTGGGACACCTTCGGGGCGAACTTCTCCAGCGTGGCGACCGATTTGCTGATGGCACGGAAGATAGCTGCCTCGGAGATTGACGTGGAGGAGATCTTCGCGAACTTGGCAAGGATCGGAAACTTCACCATCACGAACGGGTCACTGGCCGTGGATACGTCCGTCTCGGATCGTACACAAATCACCTTTCCGCAAATGTTGACTATCGGGAAGACCACGCAGTTCGCCGGGAAGTTCGGAAACCGTAGCTCGTGGGGCGGTGTGTTCTTCGAGGGATTCGGTCCCTATTTTTACGACATGGGGGTAGAGAAAGTGTTGTACAGGGAGGGCACGGGGGTCGTGTTTAACGCCCCGGGCGGGAGATACCCGTTCTTGGGGGTACGGATCGATAACGGCAACGGTATCTATGGCTGGAACAGTCCCGGGAATATAGCCAACCTGTATATCAACAAGGACGCCGCGAGCACGGCCCATGTGTATATCACCAATTACCAAGGCTTGACCTCGTCCGATATCCGCCTGAAGAGCGTCTTCTTCGATATCCCGGACGTGCTGGATAAGCTGGAGGGTATCTCCGCGTTCTACTACACGATGAAGGAGGACGAGGACAAGCTCCTTCGCATCGGCGTGTCGGCGCAAGCCGTCCGAGAGGTTCTTCCGGAGGCGGTACAACTCATAACACCGGATAACGGGGATTCCTATTACGGCGTGGATTATATCCAGATGTTGACCGCATTTGGGATCAACGGGATCAAGGAGCTTTACGCCAAGGTCAAGGCACTTGAGAAGAGGGTGGAAGAGTTGGAGAACAGATAGAAAATATTATAAGCCTTTATCGGGGGCGGGCAAATGAAAGCCCCCGTATATATTAAAAGAAAACGAGATGAAAGGATTTGAGGAAGTTTTTATCGTTGCGTGGATAGTCTTCGGGCTGTACATGCTGGTATTCATGGTCGTAGGCGCTGATCTGTGGAGCGGCGTGAGGAAGGCAAAGCGAAGGGGTGAGGTGAGATCGAGCTACGGTTTCAAGCGGACGGTTGACAAGTTGGCGAGGTATTACAACCTGCTCATAGCGTTGACTGTAGTTGACTGCATGCAGATGGGAGGTGTTTGGTACCTTGATGGCTACTACGGCTATCATATCCCGATCTTCCCTGTCATAACATTGATCGGCGCGATAGGGCTGGGCTGTATCGAGGTAAAAAGCATCTTCGAGAAAGCCGAGGACAAGGTAAGAAGCGATTACCAGCAAGTGTTGATGCTGGCCGGAGAGATCGCCAAGCACCGGACTGATCCGGAGGAGATAGCGAAAGCGGTTGTTGATTATATAAATAAGGGGAGTGGAAAATGAGAAATAATAGTCTGCCCAGAGGGTTGAGAAACAACAACCCCGGGAACATCAAGAGGAACAGCGATGTCTTCCAAGGCGAGAAGACAAGCTCAGACAAAGAGTTCAAGCAATTTAAATCGATGGCATACGGGTATAGGGCGATCTTCAAGATCCTGTCTAACTATTACCGGAACTATAAGCTGGATACGATCCGCAAGATAATAGGAAGATGGGCGCCGGAAAACGAGAATAATACGAACGCTTACATTAAGGCCGTATCTGATTATGCCGGTATCCCTGCCGATGATCCGATCAACATCAACGATCGTGAGCAAATGATCCGGATTGTGGCCGGGATGAGCAAGGTGGAGAATGGGAGAGAGGCTGATATGTCGGACGTGATAGCCGGATGGAACTTGCTATGACATGCGTGTTGGCTTACATAATAACAAGCTAAGAGATCTTTGACGTGTTTGATTGCTGTTTTGCAAATTAACAATTGATCCTTTTGCAAATGTTTTTTTATTTGCTAATTTTGTATCGGTTGTATATCAAATACATGAAATAGTTTTATGCAAATGATGAAAAAAATGTATGCAAATGTGTAATCAAAAAATAATGATGCCTAGCGTTGGTTTTGATATGCCTATAACCGATCTTGTGCTTGAGCTTGAAAAGTTAAGGTACAAGATATTGGAGGGTACTACCCATCCATTAGTGTTTATGCAGATGAAAAGTATATTTCATATGCTTGAAAGTATTGGATCTTCTCGTATAGAGGGTAATAATACGACAATTATGGATTATGTCGAATCCACAAAAATAAACGATGGCAGTTTTTATCGGAATGAGCAGATCACGGAGATTTTGAATATCGAAAGAGCAACATCTTTTATTGAAAGCGTGATTGATGACACGCCCATTACGCTAAACTTTATCAGAGAGCTTCATTCTCTCACAGTAGATTCTCTTAGCGCAAGCAGGGAAGGTTGCTATACCAAAGGTGATTTCAGGGAGTGCAACGTAAGAATAGGAGGTTCGTCGCATACCCCTCCTGATTACTTGCAGGTGATTCCATTAATGCAAGAGCTTGTCGATTTTGTAAATGAGGAAACAAGACCTAAGTTCGATTTGATGAAAATATGTATAGCGCATCATCGTTTTGTATGGATACACCCATTTGAGAATGGAAACGGACGTGTTGTCAGGCTGTTCACCTATGCTCTTTTGTTGAAAAATGTATTTAAAAGCAAGCAAAGGATCATCAATCCAACAGCAGTGTTTTGTTCAGACCGGAATGAGTATTACAATTATTTATCATTGGCCGACACATATACGAATGAGGGATTGATAAAATGGTGCGAATACGTACTTCATGGGTTAAAAAACGAGATAGAAAAAATAGACAGATTGGTAGATTATGTTTATTTGAGAGATAACATCTTGCTTCCATCTATGTCCGATTCATTATCAAATAAATATATAACGGATATTGAGTATAATATATTAAGAGCGGCGATAACAAATGAGAGGCAAGAGATACAAGCCGCTGACGTGAAAGCTCTATTTCCGGGCAAATCTTCACCAGAGATATCGAGGTTGATACGATCTTTGGTAGATAAAAAGATGCTGGTCCCTGTTTCAGAGAGGGCTCGTAAATATGTTATATCATTCGGTAGCAACTATCTTTTAAGATCGGTCCTTAAATCGCTAGACAAAAATGGATTTTTACCATTGAATGATTAATTTCCATATGACATAAGTTTCTTCTTAATGGGCTAGTCAAAGGCGGCAATTCAACAATCTGGATCAGCCGCCTTTTTCGTATCCGGGCGGTATCTAAATACGGGCACGATCAAATTTTCATGATTATGAAACTTAGATACATTGTATTAATAATGATAGGTATCCTCTCCCTGTTTGGGTGTCGAACCAAGATTCAACCTGTCGCTATCGAGAACCGTACCGACTCGATCTACATAGATAAGTTGGTACCTTACCCAATGCCAGCCGATAGCGCCTCCATCCGTGCGTTGATGGAATGCGATGAGAACGGTAAGGTAGTCCTTCGTTGGCTGGACATGGCCAACACTAAGAACGTAGAGCTCATGTTCGCCTTGGATAGTCTCGGTAACGTGATTGCCAACATGAGAGTTCCTAGGGATACATTATTTCTGCCTTCGAAAGAGATCTACGTGGATCGTAAGGTGGAGGTTCCGGTCCTTGTGGAAAAAGAGCTATCTTGTTGGGAGAAAATAAAGATTGAGGTAGGAGGGTGGGCGATAGGGATCTTATCTGGATTCTTGATAGTTAGTATTGGTTATGTGATTGTTTGGTTGATAAAGAAACGTAGATGAACTTTGTTTTGTTACTGTAATGTTTAGTGAAGCCACTTTACTTGTAAGAGTAGAGTGGCTGTCTTCTTACATAATCAGTAGCTAAAAATCTTGCGAAACATAACTGAAAGATGTTGAATATAAATATTTAATACTATATTAGCAAATTAATTTAATGTTGGTATATCATGGATCAAAAGGAATTAAAAGATTATTGTACTTCGTTAGTGAGTTTGAGTACATTAGAAGATTGTAAAATTGTGATCGAAAAGTTTTCTCGTTTTTTAATGGTTGTTGTAAATAAACATCATTATGAAGATATTCACAAACAGTCAGAAGCTGATTTGAAAGTAATTCTTCAGATGCTATTGTCAAAGACTCTGTATATAAATCAACTTCTTGACGGAATAGACTATAAGTGTGATGATTTTGTTTCTTGTAAATTGGGAGAGGATTGTTATGGCCATGAAACTTTTGCTTTAAACAGGATTATTGATCCTACAATTGTTGCTATGCAAGTTAGGGCTGTATTTGAAATGTTATGTACATTTGAAATAATATATTGTGTTCCTGATACAGATGAAAAAAAGGATATTATTTATTATTTGTTTCAGAATGAAGGATTAAGATATCAATCGAGATTATATTCAGGTGTAACAGATTCTAAGTTGATTGAGCAAAAAGATGAAGAACAGAAACAAATAGATGAAAATGTCTCATTTATAAAAAGTACACAAGTGTATAAGGAGTTAAGCTTAGAAAATCAGAAAAAAATAGATAAAATATTAAATGGGAAAGGTTACCGAGTAAATATCCAAGAAAAAAATGTTGAGACTGGTATTTCGTGGGAAAATATACCTGAATTATTTAATTTGAAACATTCTTTGTTAGATAATATATACACACACTTTTCTACTTATGCCCATCCTTCTTATATCTCTGTACGAAATTATGGAGTTATGTTTGATGTGGAAAATCCCAAGTTTTTAGAATTTGCAAAAATGGAAATTATGTTCTGTGTGACATTGTTGAGTATTTTTATTGGTGATTATATGAAAGTTTTTCCGGCTGTAAAGGAAATATATTTAACGATGGATACCGAAGATCAGATTATTCTTAATTTTTATAATAAGATGTTTAGAGGAGATGATTATTCATATTCAGAGGCCTGGAAAAGTTTGGACGATTAATTAGAGTTTCTTTAGTTTTCATTTTATAAGGGGGGGCGGAAGAAGCCCCCAGCCGTTAGTAAAATCTCTAACCTTCTTACTAATGCAAGCATGTGAGCTTAGGGACGAATGAAAAAGCTCTTCCATAGTTTACTCGCGTGTTTGTATTAGTTGAAAATTAGAGTCTACAAATATCAAAACAGTAATCTTCCTTCCTTCTTATCCATCACCGCATTGAAAACATTTTTATAGGTCTCATACAACTCCTTCCGGCTTTCCGGCCCCGGCCAATCGGCGAAAGATTCTCCGGCGAAGAATTTCCAAGCGAAGATCCGTTTGGCTTTTTCGGACAACCCTAACAGGTCGACCATATCCCGGATATCCTGCATACGTTCCCGGATATACTCGGTACGGTCAATACTATCATCGGGCTCATCAATAATGTTCAGTCTTCGCCAATCCACATTCTCATCTACCGGGATAGGCTTGTATTTATGCCGGTAGGGAGACGTGTCCGAGGTAACGTTCAGCTTTATCATTTGCAGGATATACCAGTCAAGTTCGGTATATTTACCTTGCTTGGCTTCCATAAGCCGGGAGAGGTGTTCCAGAGGCTTTTGAAGTAGCATACACATTACCTCGTTCAATACGTCAATAGCTTCACTACTCATTCCGGCAAGTGAGCAGTGATACTTAGCGTAATCCAGCCACCTGTCGTAACGTTTCTCAATATATTTATTCAATGCCTCACTTGCCATAGTTGTCTTTATTTGATATATTTGTCGCAGGTTGTAATGGGGTGGCGCTGTGAGGCGCTGCCTTTTTATTTATTCTCTTTGTTAGTCTTTATCTCTCGCTATAAAAATGTTATCTTTAGCCTTCTTTTTTATTCTTAGCCCAATCGATAATGTATTCAATACCTGCGTTGAATCCTTTGCTGTAACCATCTTTATATTCATGATTTGATATTCCATGATAGTAAGCCGAGCCGAAGCACAAGGCGAAACCAATGGCTATCAATACCATCCCTGTTCCAAAGTATGGATAAGCTAGGGATATATGGAATGGCTTGAACTGAATCGATATTCCAGACGTGAGAATGAATATTAGCGAGATCATTCCGATTATTAACAATGATATTTTAAGCATCTGAACCTCCTTTGTTTACATTGTGCGACATATTCTTTAATCTTGTTTGACTTTTATAATCCTTACATCCATAAGCGGCGAGATTAATGGCGTGCGTACCTATTCCTTGTCCGGAGAAGCATGGATAACGGATACATCTTACGCATTTCCTTCGTGGATATTTATTAGCGTCCTCCCGTTCTTTCAAGCGGTTGATCCCTATGTATTCCTCTGCCATGATTATTCCTCCTCCTCGGTCTCGTCGAATATCCGGGCCATCATATCGACGATGTTTGTTTGTATATTGTCCTCCGCTCCAAGCACGGCGTTGCTTATATGCTTTTTCTCCTCGATGATCCTGTAGAGCTTCTGGTCGATGGTCTTGCGGCCAAGCAGGTAATAGCAATTCACTGAGTCCTTTTGACCGATACGATGCGCCCGGCTCTCGGCTTGGTCGCAATCTGCGTATGTCCACGGTAGCTCGATAAAAGCGACATTGCTTGACGCTGTCAACGTGATACCCGCCGCAGCAGCCTTGATGGAGCAGATGATGACGTCCGTCTTGGGATTCCGTTGGAAAGCGTCTATGGCCGCTTGCTTTTGTTGCATATCTTGCCGTCCGGTGACACACACCGCCGAGGGAAACGCCTGTAGGAGCTGGTCTACGATCTCATGCAGGTTGCAGAAGAGGATGATCTTCTTTCCGTTCTCCCGAAAATCCTTCACGAAATCGATCACCTCTCTCAACTTACCCCGGGCCGTTATGTCCTTCAATATGCCGATTCGTACCATGACCTCGCCTTTCAGCGATTTTTGTACCTTCTCATCGTCGGCCTCCTTGTATCGTCTCAGATAATCCACCAAGTCACGCTCGGCGTCTTGGTATTCCTTGCGGTTGGTGATCTCGCAGGTCACGATCTGCCGTACCTTGTCGGGTAATTGAGTCAGTACCTTGGATTTTTCCCTCCGGAAGAAACAATGCTTCCAGAGCATGAAATTGAGCTCTTTCAAGTTCGAGGCCCCGTGCGGCCCAGAGCAATAGCGGCTCGTGAAATATTTCCAGCCTCCGAGATCGTTCATCCGGTCCATGATAGCGAGTTGGCATATAAGGTCGTTGGGCTTGTTTACGACAGGGGTACCGGTCAACAGGATGATCCACTCTTTCCCGGCGGTGATACCTTTGCAAAACTTGCTTTGTTGGGTAGCCGTTGATTTTACCTTATGGGATTCGTCAATGATCACGCTCTTGAACAACTTGATCGTATTATGGAACTCTACGTTTTTCAGCGTCCATTTCTCCGATTTGTTGATTCGGCGTACGAAATACTTCCGTAGGCTCTCGTAGTTCACGATGAACACATGGTTCATGCCCGTTTGCCAGAAGAATGGCCATGAGGTTCGTACCGAATCGGTCAATACCATGGCTTTCTTGTCCGTGAACTTGTGCCATTCACGTTGCCAGTTGATCTTGACCGTATTGGGGCAGATTACGAGACAGGGGAAAGCATCAGCTTTGTTGATGGTAGCGATGCTCTCTAATGTCTTGCCGAGGCCCATGTCGTCCCCATTGATAAACCGTTTTAGTTGTAAGCCTCGTGCGATTCCTTGCAGTTGATAGGGGTAAGGTTGTATCTTTAGGCCATGATCCTCGTCCAACTCGGGCATGTCCGGTATTTGATAGGCTATGTCCTCGTCGGTCTTAGACTCGTACCCTCCCCAGTTGACGGGTTCGAAGTGCCTCACGTAATAGGTGAGCTGGTCTAGCTCCGCCTTGCACTTATTGTTGGCCGGGATCATCCACGCTCCGGTAGACTTGTCCCACCAGCGGACGCTGACGGCTGTCTTTAGCTTGTCAACGACCTGCTGGCGGTACCTGTCAAACCTTACCGCATAGCATTGTCCCTTTTCCGTGTTTTGTAAAGTGATTTGCATAACGGTTGTTTTTATTATTAGTTAGGCGAACTCGTCGAAGGCTTTCACCTCCTCGGCGATCTCCTTGATCTGCTCTTTTTTCTTCCGTCCCCGTTTCTTAGGCTTCTCTTCCTTCTCGCCCGTGATATCCGATTCCTCCGGGGTATCGAAATCGAAGGATTCTTGCTTGATGCCATATTTACCTTCGAACAGATAAGCGTCCACCTCGTAGCTACATCTACCGATGGCCTCTTTCAACTCGGCTCCGTAAAGGTACCCGTCGCCGGACTCGTCCTCATATTTGGTGAACGGGACGGAGAGGTTAAGGATCTGCCCGCTTTTCAGGAGCTTTTGCGCTTGGATTGATACGCCGGCTGATTCATCATTACCGCCTTTACTGTATCCGGTGACGATGATATTCTTTAGCTTCTCGTTCAAGTCATCGTCGGAAGGATTGGCGACATTGACCAATGTAGCCTCGTACATCTCACAGATTTTCACTACGTGTGGCTTAAGCCGGTTCAACGCGTACAGTAGATCGGGGTGGATAAACTGCTCCGATTCCTTTAGGATGTTGTTCTTGTAGTTCGCTTCCACGAACTTTTCCGTATACTCCGCCGTGAGCTGGTTGTTCTTGATCTTCACTTTCTGGATCTCGTACACGGGTTGCTCTTTTACTAATTCTTCCATGTTCTTTTAAAATTTAGGATTGTTATAACTCTGAGGCGCTAAGGCCATTTCAGCTTTCGCCTTGCTAATTATCGTGCGACACCATTCCAATTGGTGGGTCGCGGTACGGTTCAATCTATCACACCAGTCGACTAGGTATTGCTCATCCTTGCACAGGCTGTCGATGATAGCGTTTATGGCCTTTGAGGTCGCTCCGGCCCGTGAAGCGGTTTCCCGTAATGTGTCAAATACTTCCGATTTCTTTTTCACGTTCAGATGGTATTTGGCATCTGCTAACAGTTTCCCGGTCCGGGCGATATAGACGGCAAGGTCGTTTCCACGTAGGACAGCTTCTTGTACGTCTTCGCTCATTGTGATATTCAGGAAGGCATCTATGGCGGCCAGTTCCTCGGATATCTTGTCTGTCGGTGTGATATTGAGATTCATGATTTTTATTTTAAGATATAATCGTTGCCACAGTTGCCGCAATGATATACGTTGAATGTATCTCCCGTATGCGTCTGTAATTTCTTTACGAGTACGGGAGCTCCGCATATAGGGCATTTCTTTACCAGCCTGTACTTTAGCCAGCCGATTAGGATTAAAATTAGACTCTTCATACTATTAGCTTATTAGCATCCACCACCGGAAGGCTAGTTCCTCGTATTTCTCTTTCCCTTTCCGGTAGATCGGATCGCCCCGTCTGATGAATGCCTTGAACACTTTCTGGTTTTTCTTGGAGATGCCATAGATGAAATCTTGCCGGCTTCCGGCGATGTCCATGTACCAGGCCCGTGAACGATCCCAATCGAAGAAATCAATCGCCTCGTCGAACTGCTTTTGGGTACTGGCGAAAGTACTTTTTAGGTCTCCCCCGAATCCGTATGTGGGAAGCCACCAGTCCCATTTGCAACGGGTGTCGAGTGTGTATTCAAAGTTACCGTATTGGAAACGTTGTCCCTTGTTTACCATGAACCGCTGTGTCTCCGCTTTAGCAAGCACTTGGGCTAAGAACGGGTCTCGGCGTGCCTCCATCCGCAGGGATCGTTTCATCGCTTCCGCTAACTCGAAATCCTCCCCGGAATACAATACGTCGTCCACCATGCGCTTATCATACCTGACCCGTTCCGGCTCGGTGATCATAGCGTCAATCAAGCTCCCGAACTTGAAAGCCTTCTCCTTATCCCCGTATTGCGTACGGGGATAGAGGAGGTTCTTTAACTCTGTGAGGTCTGAGTTGCTGACCTCAGACCGTTGGTAATACGTATCTTGCATCTTCTTCCTTGAGTTTTAAGTATTCAATGACTGCGAAGTCAAATTCAAAATCGTAAGTGTTATCCATCAGCCACCGGAACCATTTGCGGCCCTCTTCCGTATCGAGGATCTTTTTTAGGTTACTCGGTGTACGCCTGTATTTCCCGAAGTTTATCCATGAGGATAGATATAGCTTTTTCATATCACTTGGCCGTTATATCATCGACATATTTCACGAATGCGGACTGGATTCGTTCACCGTCCTTATTGGCTATTTTCTCGCAATAGGAGATCATCTTCTTATGGATCTTCTCAAGATCCTCCATGCTCATGTTGATACCCTCACGCATGAACCACATCTGGTATACCTGCATGAATCCTTGTGGATTGGTGACTTGGATCTTTTTCTTGATCTTCGCCTTGGTAGGGGTAGGAGACATACTGGCGGCACTGAAATCGAAGGCCGCCTGTACTTCCGCGGTGGCTTTCTCTGCCTCCGCCTTGGCTCTCGCTTCCTCTTCCTTGCGCTTGCGTTCCAGTTCGGCCTTTTGACGTTCTTCCGCCTCTTTCCGTTTGCGCTCCTCCTCCAGCCGTGCCGCCTCGATTGCGTTGGTCTTGCGAATTTCCTCTTGCTCCTCCAGTTGTTTCCGGAGGGATGGGAGGCGGTCGACCAAGGATTGTTTCAGTCCCTCGATCTCGAAAGCGTATCGATCGGAATATTCTTTTTTCTTTAGGATGGCTATCTCGTTCTTGATCGCTTTGCGGGTCTCACCGTCCATATAGAATGTCTGTTTGTTATCCACGACGTTTTTCACGAAATCCGTCCATGAGAAACCGGTGCTTGTTTGCGTGATCTGCCGGCATACGTCCCCATACGTGGCTAGGGAGGCACGATTGAAAATCCCGTTCAAGGCGTTGATATGCTTCTCGACGTAGGCGGCGTACGTGGTATCAAGCAAGACCGTTATGTCGGCCCGGTATTGGGCTTTCTCGTTCTCCGCCAACTGTTTTTGCCGGGCCTCTTCCTCACGGCGTTTTTGCTCTTCCAGCTTCTTGGCGGCGTATTTGTTACGCTCCATCTGTAGCAGATAAGGGATGGTTCCCTTGGATTTGGCGTCTATGGAACCCTCTAGTGTCGTGAAACGTTTGGATATGGCCGTTAGCATTTGGGTTAACGGCTTCCGGCGGTTGTTCATGTTCTCTACGGTCTTCTTTGACTTCGCAAGGTATTCTTGTACCGCAGTGTCGATCTCGTCCGTGCCGATACCTCCATTTCCCTCAATCGTGTCCAAGAAGGTTTTCCCTGCGTTCGTGCAAGCTGAGACCGACGCCTCATTGCGGGCGAGAATATCCGGGGCTGTCTGTAAGATGCTAATGACCTCGTTAGCCTTGAAAGGTAAATTGTTATTCTGTGTATCCATGTCGATAAAATTTTGAATGTTGATATTGAACTCTTAAAATCCGGCTTCTTCATCTTCTTGTGATATTTGGGCTGTTATACCAGATACGGGTACCGGTTCCGCTTGCGGTTGCTTTCCGAATCCTTGTAAAAGATTTTCCGATTGGGGCTGGAGGGCTTGCGGTTGTTGTCCGGCTTGATTGGGCTGGATAACGGTTGTTTCTTCCAGTCCGTAGTCGATCTCTTGCGGTTCCTCCTGTGTCTCGAATGAGGAGAACTGTCCCGTGCGTACCTTGGGATATCCGTCGAAAGCGTGCTTGATAAGCTTGCTTTCCAAGAATCCCGGATCAATACCTCCTTCGCTAGAGGTATAAAGGGCATTGGCCTTCCCTTCTTTCTGCCGGGTTTGCGGGTTCCATTTTTGGTTGTTCTTAAAGCTGTACGCTTCCAATCGCTTGATATCGCCTTCCATCATCCAGTGCCAGTCCACGGTACCGTCGGAGCGTACGATACGTAAGAAACCACCTATCACCTTGTTGGACTTTCGGGGGCATGCCGCTTGGTAGGTCACGGTCTTTACGCCGTCGATCAACCCGGGGGAGAAGGTATCGCCCTCATAGCAAACCACGGGATTATCCACGTAACGGACTTGTCCGGCACGTTGCCGCATGACTAACTCGCCATATCCGGTGATGGAGAGATAAGCACGTAGTTCGTAGATATCGCTACCGTTGTTATCCTTATAGCCGGTCTTCGTGCTACGGGGAAGAATATAACAGTGCGGCCGTCCTGTTGGGTCAAGTGACAGGCCGTTGACCGCTATATCCAAAAAGCATCCATAGAGGGATAACGGTGTGCATCTTTGCAGTTCCGGCTTGTCTTGTAATATCTTCCGGAAGTTGAATTTCTCTTTCTCGTAGATTTGCGCTCCTTGGGCGGTACCCCAGATCGCGTTATACATTTGGATGAACTTTTGTTCTACCCTGTTATCTTCCGCTATCATGAGCGGGTTTAGCTGATTCAACTCAGCTACTTTGATCTGAATTAGATTCGACATGATGTTATGTTTTTAAATGTTAGTTACCAATGTTTAGCTATCATGTAAGCCATTGCCGCACATCCGGACGTCGTGATGATATGCAGGAAATGTCCTAGGCAAATAGCCACGATTCCAAGTATGGCGAGCGTTCCGAAAAGGATGTAAAATCCCCACCTCACCGCTTGGGCGAGTTTCCAGTAATCTGTTTTCATACGTCAATGATTTATTAGCAATGCGGTTTACCGTCCGTGAAATAGCGAGTTGGATGGGTATCGTAAACTTCCTTTTGCAACGCCTTGCCAAGGTGCCTTGCTATGTTAATGATTCATTTAATAGTCGTATGGATCTAGGGCGCACTTATACAGGTTTTCCAGCCTGTACTCGATTTTGCCCGGTCGCTTGTAACGTTGTAGCCTACCTTCCGAGACCCATCTTTCCACGTTCTGCCTCCCGAAACGGAGGTGCGCTTCCTTTTGCCCGATAAATTCCCGGATACCCGCTTGCATCCTTGTGATTTGCCAAGCAAGGTATTCGATCTCGATCTTTCGTAAAGAAGGTATGCTTTGATAGGTGTTTTCGGTTGGCATGATTATTCGCCCTTAAATAGATTCTTTTCGTTCGCATATCGCATGAACTCCGCCATGGAGTGTATCGAGAGTTTCCGGAAAACGTTCTTCCGGTGGTTCTTTACGGTGTGGGACGAGATGAAAAGCGTTTCCGCAATCTCTTCGTCTTTCTTTCCATAGTAGCAAAGCTCCATCACCCGAAGCTGGCTGTCTGATAATGTACTGTTGAACTTCGGTTCACAGATTTTCTTAAACCCGTCACATTCTCCTCGTAGAGGGCAGCCGACAAACTCGAATTTGAAATTCCAGTTCTCATCCACGTCTATCATATTATCGTACAGCCCGAAGTTGCATTTGATAAACCTACGTACAGCCAAGAAATCCCGGTAGCATTTATTCCCGTCGTAGCGGGCGTAATACTTGCGGAGTGCCGCATAAGCCTCCGGATAGAACTCTTCCAAAATCTCAAGGAAACTTTGAATGAAATCCGTATCGGACTCTTTCAGTTGGCGTTCCGGCTGTCCCTGCTCTTTGATAGTTACTTCACCGGAGGGGGTGGTATAGAATTCTATTGCGCGCATACCTTATCCTCCTTTGGGAATAATTCACTGGCAGGAATGCCAAGTTCTCTTTCTATCACTTCTTGGGCTAACGCATCCGGTTGGTAGACTCCCGCTACCCAACATCTGACAGCCGATTCAGATCGTTTGGTAATGGTGGCTATCTTTTGGATGAAAGCCTTCTTAGGCGGCGTGTTGTCCATGGAGAAGTAGATCTCTCTGAACGAACGAGCGCCAGTCTCATGACCTTGTAGGTTTAATTTTTCCATTTTTGCCTCCTTACATTATTATATATGTTCTAATTTCTTTACCTTTGATGTTGTATTAATTATTACAAGTGCAAATATAGATATATTTATCTACAAACAAAACTAAGTGTAGATAATTTTATCTATTTAACAAATTATCTATGGCAAAGCAAGAAGTAAGTCAATTAAGAGATAGAGTCAAGGCTTTTATTTTATCAAAAGGACTTAGTGTTAGAGCTTTTGAGGCATCTGTAGGGCTTCCAAATGGTTCTGTAGCTCAATATTCCGATTCAACAAGCAAGGAAACATTAAAAAAAATCTCAGAAGTATATACTGATTTTGACATAGACTATATTATTTCTGGTCGGAATAAAGATGTAGATGCTAATATCTACAATGACCGACAACCAATTCTTGATATTCGTGTTTGTGCGGGGAACGGTATAGGTTTAGAGGGGGACGAGAACAAAATAACTGAATGGGTTTCCATCCCTGCATTTAAAGGATGCCGAGGGATTATGGTATTTGGTGATAGTATGTATGATAAATATAAATCTGGCGATATCATATTTGTTCGTAGGATCGAAAGTCGGGATGATATAGACTATGGCCAGTGTTACGTTGTCATAACCCAGGAAGATCGATATATAAAGAATCTTTATGAGAGCTCTAAAGGCGATGGTTATATTACGATGGTGTCATACAATATGGAACTGAATCCTGATGGCCGTCGTAAGTTCCCAGACCGGGATATTGCTAAGAGTGAAATCCTGTTTCTTTATAAGGTAGCAGGTAAGTTAAGAAGAAGTCAACTTTAAATCTAAATGATATGGGATTTTGGGATTTTTTTAACAAAAGACAATCTGAAGTAAGAATGCAAACCGTACGTCTATCAATGTCTGACATAGATAAATATAGATGGGTTATGGGGGATAGTTTGTATCAAAAATATAGTGCGGCTAATTTGGTCAATAATCAAGAGTATTTTAATGTTGGAATAGGATTATTGAGCAAATGGAAAGAAAAATATGCAAAAGAAGAGGCGGAAAATGCTTTAAATAGGCAGATGGGTGAAAAAAGTCGATTAGCTATGCAATTTGAAAAATCAGGAGATATTGATAAAGCGATGATCATGTATCAAGAACTTGTTGATGCAAAATATGATTGGTTAGAAGTATATAAACGGCTCATTATATTGTATCGGAAGAAAAAAATGTATGATGAAGAAATGGTGACTATTAAATCTGCAATATCTCGTTTTGGAAGAAAGAGAGGATATGAAAAAGAAAAAGAAAAGTTGTTCGATAGAATGGTTAAAGTAAAGGATTTGCAAATTAAAAGAGATCAGAAAACAAAATAGATATTATGGATGTATTAAAATTTGTTAAGTGTAGTTGGAAGATAATACTATTAGTTCTATTCTGTATTGCTGTTGCTGGGTATTTTGGAAATCATCCAAATGATTATAATGCAGCATGCCAGGTTCTTATTACTTTGATTACAGCTGTTTTTTCTGTTTTTACAGGTCTTAAATATGATAATGAAAAGTTTAAGATTCGATTGGAAGAAGAAAAGAAAAATGCTCAACAGAATGCAACAGAAAAATGGATGCCAATGGCTATGAGTTGTATTTCAAGATTGTTAACAATGCAGTACGATATTGGATCAGTAAAGGAAGTTTCGATAAAAGCCTTATCTAATATAGCTAATTCAAACAGTCTTGATTGTACTAAAACTATTGCAAATACAGAAATTGGAAATAGGAAAAATTCTTATGATAGAATATATGAGCAATTAAATGATGATATAGAGGATTGGAAACGATTTTTTGAGGCTAATTGTCAAGGGAAAGAATGTTCGGAAGTTAAAGATTTAATAATAAGTAAACGAAACAATCATGATAACCCCAGCAATAAAGGATAAACTTCTTCGCTATTTGATAGCTCAAGAACAAATAGATCTTGAAATTGACTTCCATGATCTGTATGAACAAACAGGTATACGGTTTGATCTTGCAAATATGATTTTAGAACATTTTGATAGACGTGGTCTTATTTTTTATCAAGATTATATAGGTGGATGTTGTATTAATTTGAAAGCTGAAATATTTGATTTTTTCAATCATGGAGGTTTCACTGCTCAAGAAGAACTTCTTCAGGCCAACCTTGAAAAATTGAATTTGGAACTTCTAAAATTATCAAAAGATTTAGAACCCTCGGTACTGGAAAGTGCTAATACGATAACAGCAATTGCAGGCAGTGTAGCTACGGCGTTGGGGTTGTTTAAATAATAATATTCAAATCATGGATAAAGATTACAATAGAAATATTAAGTTGCGGTGTGCAGTTTGTGGAGATGATACTTCTTTTGAATTCAATGAAGATAAATCATACGTGAAATGTACTCGTTGTGGTCGAGAGTATTTTGGAGGATATAATGAAGTTGTAGAATTAAATCAAGAATTGATAGATCAAGAACTTGAAGACGTAAAAAGAGAAGTAGTTGCAGATATAAAAAGATATTTCAATGTTTGTGGATTGTGAAGCTGCATGTGGTTGCGGATGTGATATTGTAAATAAGAAATATTAGATTGGATACAATGAACAAAAAAGAACGTTGGATAATATATCCATTCCTTATCATATTGATAATTGTTGCTTTTACTGCACTATGCCAAGAGCATCCTAGAATTGGAGGGTTTGATTATCTCGGTTTTATTATGGGAATTCTTTCATTCCTTTTGGCGATATTGGCTGTTATGTTCGGATATAATATTCTTGATATTAAAGGACGTATAAAAGAGAATGTAGAGAAAGAATTTGAAGGTGTAAAATTAGACATAGAAAAGTTGCAATCGGAAGTCTTGTTTTTAAGGAGTAAGGTTGTTGTGAGGAAGATATTTGTAAAAGGTAACATTGTTATAGAAACAAAAAAATTTAAATGTAAAGACTTAATTGCTTATGCAAAAGATGTCCACATGTTAAATGCCGAGATAATAGACGAAGATTTAATAATTAAAGATAGTTCTGATTTTGATCCGAATGCTGAATATTATGCTTCTGGTGATATAATATCGCATGTAGTATGTGATGATGAATAA